CTAAAAATTCTCTAACTTTTTCTTTATGATATTTTGTTTTTTCAACAGTTATATCTACAAACTGACTAACATTATTATTAAAAAAATTATCTAACGATGATAGTGGTATCGAAGGAACACCTGGACCAGTTATGTAAGGAACTTCTTGTCCTTCATCATTCATTAAAAAAACTAAATTTATTTGTTCTACAGGTATTCCATAATTTGGCTCATCAGTATCTCCGTGTTGTGAAAATATATTTAATATCTGGTCAAGATAAGTTGCATCTAAATTGTTTGCCTCTATATCTCTTTGATATAAAACTAACTTTTCATCTTCTGAATCTGTTCTACCAGTTTGTATAAAACCATCTTTTGTAGTTTTTTGGGAATCTTGTATTGAAACTTTGTTTGTGATTCGTGTATGGTTTGCTATTATTAGTTCAGCAAGCCTATCTAATAACGCCTCTCGATAATTTTTTAATTCATCATAATTAGAGGTATATGATATAGTCATTTCTTACCTCCTAATTATAAATTCAAAATCATCATCAAATATGTGTTCCTGTTTATCATCATATTTTACTTTTATTAATATTTTATATGCCCTATCGGGTTCAAAACCATTTAACCATTGAGTGAAATAATTTGATGTTACATCACAACTTAACTTTGTATAATCATCATCAAATGGGACTACAGTTTCTCCTGTTGCTTTATCTATAATTGAATAACTACCACTACCCTCTGGTATAAAAGAACCACTTATTGTTTGTACTGATGTCGAAAATGTTTTTTGTATATAACGCTTTCTTGCACCAAATCTAAACTTTACTTTTTCTGTTTCTTTATAACTTTCTTTAAATCCAATTGGATAAATATAATTTTCAACGCCACCACTCATTGTAAGTTGTGTTAGTGAACCAGTATTTGAACCAGTACAAGGTGAGTGGTCATCCCAACGAACTTGAAGTTTTGGTGCATAAATTGTATGAGTATTTCTTGAAAAGAATTTTAACTGACCAAAGGTAGATGTGTTTGTTTCTTGACTACCACTAAATCTCAATAAAAATCCATAATTATCGTTTGTGTTATCAAACCAACCATTTACTATTCTTGATACATCCATACTAACATCAGGTGATTCATTTGAAAAACTTTGTGATGTTACATATGCTGCACCACTTACATAAGTTACACCACCACCAGGTGTAGTCCATGCAATTTCACTAGCGTTTGGTTCAGCACTTCTATTTTTCCAACTACAACCATTAGTTACTTTCGGGTCTGAATTTGCTTTACCAACTCCCTCAACCCAAGATTCTGAAATAGGAAATGCAGCAATTGTATAATCTTCTGTTAATTCTTGAGTTCCTTCCGCCTCATATAATTTTAAATAATATTTAGGATTTGTAATTGTTCCATCAGACACTGATGCTGATATTGAAGTTAAATCTGTTCCGGCAAAATTTACCAACACTCTTGTTTGATAATCAAAAGTATCGTTAAAGAAAACTTTTTTTAATTCAAGAATTTGGTCTTTACCATAATTGGCATCTACAAAAACTTCACCTGTTAAGTTATCTGAACCAGATGAAATCCAATTATCTGTTGTTGGAAAAATATTATAATACATTATCTAACTATCCCCTTTACATTTGCGAATGGATTTTTTAACTCAAATACTGATGGGTCATATGCTGGTAATACAACACCACGACCAGATACAGCCTCTTGCCCATAAAAACTTTTAAATTTATAATAATATCCATAACCATTGCTTGTAAGATTTTCAACTTTACCTGCAGAATTAATTACTTTATCATATAAAGGTATTTTAAATGCAGGTTGTGTTTGTCCGGCAGCATCTTTACTCCAATCAAAATCTTGTGTCAATGTGACATGATTTACTGACCTTACACCTGGAATACCTTGTAAAATATATTCAACATTATTACTATTAATAGTTTGTTTAAAATTCATTTTATCTATATTAAAATAATCAATTATTGCTTGAATACATTGTACTTTTATTTCTTGTTTATTTGCATTTCTATCTGCTACAACATCAAATACAACACCGAAGTTTATAATAAAACCATTTCTAAGTGTAACTTGGTCTGTTATTAATCTAAAATTTGCTAAATATTTTCTTAAATTTTGTTGAATAAATGTTGGTGTAGGTATTAAATTTTTATTAGTATCATAAGATAAAGTATATACATCTATTGTAGGAAGTGTATCTCTTTCTGTAAGATTTTCTCCTGCCTCTTCTATTAATGCCATAGCGTTTTGTATATCAGTTGTATCAATTGAACCATCTGCATTTAAATCAAAATCTACACCAGATAAATCAATAGAGTTAGCATCACCTCCACCATTAATTGTAGTATTGTATGCATTAATAACACTGTCAACCAAATTAATTATATTAGTTTTTTTAACTGATAACATTTCATCTTTACTATATGTTCCTGCTCTATTTACATAAACTTTTGCAAACCCACCAAACTTTGCAGGCATTGCCAATATTCTTGCTTCGTAATCTTCTTTTGTAACACATCGGTTTTGAGTAGCATAAGAGTTCATTACTCTTTGTTTTATTTCTTCAACACTTTCTTCATCTGCACCACCTGATGCAGGTAAATCATTTGTAACCTCAATAGTTGATGTTGATAGACCAGCAGGATTTGTTGTTGCAGAAACAATTGATGATAAATCACCTGAAACTACATTTGTTTTTATACCACCTCCCACTCTGTATTCTACAGTCAAAGAAGTTTGTGTAGGTGCCTCTCCTAATGTTGCATAATTATCGCCTAATAATGGATTTATATTTTTATCCAATCCTTCTGTTTGACCTGGTAAGGTTAATCCAATTTGTTCTACACTTAAAAAACCATCACCAATTTTTTGACCATTTTTTAATATACCGTTACCAAAAACTAAAGATGTTAATCCGTTTTCATCTACCTGTGTTATAAATCTTTTGTTTGCCTTAATGTAATTTAGTGAATAAGGAACTGGTGTAGCCAAAGTTTGTCCTGATGGAGTTGAGTAAGCACTATCTCTTGCAGTATCACTTGTCCAATGTAATTCTTTAGGAACTCTATCTTGTGCTAAATAATCAACTTCATACCAATCATTATTATTTTTATCTTTACAGGAAATAATCTCTACAACATCATTATCTGGTAAAGTTAATGTTAAATATTTTGTTGGATTTCCAACATTAAAAGTAAATGTTTTAGTTTCACCACTAATTGCTTTAACTTTTCTTGTTAATTTAAATTTATTTGCCAAACCAGTATCTGTGTTTACTGATGATACTTCTGGTTCTATATCGTATGAACCACTTGTTTGAAAATCTACAACATCCAATGTTTCAAATACTATAGTATTATCAGATGTAGAACCTATTTGCATTCCTTTTTCTAATACTAATGCATTAGTATAATTAGGGACTGGACTATTTGGATTAGATACATCTGCTGGTAATTCTTGAGTTACTTTTAATTCTACAAACGCAGGAACTATTGCTTTATTTTTATAACCAAATGTTCTTGCAAGATTTATAACATTTCTTCTTTCCTCTGCAAGAGGTAACATCATTTCTTGAAATTGATTATCAATATAAAAATTAAGTACATCACCCACATATGCAGACATTTCAATTAACATCATACCAGGTGATGTTTCATTGAAATCACGATATGTGTTTGGAAAATATTGTTTTGAAAAATTTATTAATGAATTTTTTAAACCTACAAAATCTCTATCAACATATTTTACCGTACTTACATTTATTGTTTCATCACTATAAGGCATAATTAAGCTCCATATTGTACTTGAACTGATTCTAACACGCTAGGTGTAGAATTTAAAGCAAAAGTTACTTTTACTCTTAAAGTATTTTTATTTACATCATCATCTGATTTTGCCATATTAACCATAACATCTTTAACTAATACGAATGGTAACCAAAAATTAAAAGTTTTTATAATAGATTCTTGAATGGTTGTTTTAATCTCTTCAGTAAATGGTTCAAACAAATACTGTCTTAACTGAATACCAATGTTAGGCTGAAAAACTCTTTCCTTTAATTCTGTTTGTAATAGATTTTTAATATTAACAATCACTGCATCTCTTACAGTTTCAGTGCATTTAAAATTACCTTCTGCACCCCCTCCTCTATGTAGAGGTAAATCTAATCCTACAAAAGAATTAGTATCCCTATCAATAACATAAGGTTTCTTTGTTTTTTCAGTATCTATTATAGCCATTAACTAACTCCGCGTTTCCTCTTATCTTTTTCATCAACTTTTTGCATAACTTGTCTATAATCTTTATTTAAAAATTGTGCCATTGGGTCACTTGGTGAAACTTGTTGTGGTGTAGATACACTATTTTCATTATTCATCATATCTGCATAATTACCACCAACTATTTCACTCATTCTATCAGTTGTAAATTCTTTACCACCTAATGTTTTCCAATCACCATCTTGAGCTGTTTCATTCAATACATCATTCAATACCGAATTGGATGTATATGTTTTTTTCTCAACTATTTTCTTTTTTTGTTTTGTTACATTTTTAGTAGGTTGTACAATTTCTGCTATTACTTCTTTTATTGTTAACGCAACTTCTTCTCTAACTATTTGTCTTATCATTAATTTTAACTCTGATTTCTTCATAAAAACCTCCGTAATAAATACAATTATTCATATATAAATATCAAAATTGTAGATTTTGTGTTAAATAAAATATTAAATCAATGCAACAAAAGGATATGGAACTGGTATTGCACCAGTACCAACCGGCACCATACCTATTTCAAAACCAACTAATGTTAAAGAATGTATTGCAAACATAAACGCAAACTCTCTTGCCATCTGTGTACTATCAGTAGAAGGAGTAGGTGCAGTTACAAAAGGTATACCTGGAAACACTACTGGTGAAATTACATTTTGTATAGAGCCTGGAGGTGGTATTTTTTTTAATGTTGCACCAAACCAAAAAACCATAACTGATAATTTAATTAATGGGTCTGCTAACTTTGCTAAATCTTTACTTCCACCTGATAAATATAACATCAAGAATGCAGCTTTTAAAACTCTTCTCATTCCTTGTTCACCTGGATTTCTATCAGGTAAGTTTGCCCAAATATTAAATGCACCCATAACTGTCTGTTTATAATAATCTACAATTACATCTGCCAATTCACCTGATTTCCAAGCCGGACCTCTTTTTATAAAAGGCCCTACAATAGATGGTAACTGTAAATATAACCATAACCTAATAGCAAATAATATCCATCTACCAAAAGGAATTAATCGTTTACCTTTTTTCTTTGCTTCTTCTATCATTTGATTTTGACCAGTATGAACTAACAACCTACCCATATCAAAACCTGCAATGTTTTCTACTTGTACATCATCTAATACATCACTCGAATAACATACCGTTACTCTCTCACCTGCATTTAATGGTGAAAGTAGATAAACTTTTTTTAGTGCCGAATCAAAAAAACTTTCTGAATCCATTCTTATTCCTGATTCTAATTGTACTTTTGTAACAGAATTTGCCTCATCTGGTAAACTAATTACTTTATAATTATCAACAGATTCTTTTTCAGTAACCAAAACACCAATACAGGCATCTATTAATTCACCCTCACTATTAGCTTTATAATCTTCAGTTATATATCTATTTAAAAAAACATTTGTGTTTACATCTACTATATAAAAATTACTTTCAAATATAGAATCATCTTCAAATAATGCAACACACCTCATAGTATCTGCAACTTCATTAGATTCAAAGTTTGTATGAACCAATGTTGGTTTAATTCCTATCTGACCATATTGTGGATGTTCACCAACACTTTCAAAGTTTAATCTACTTATAAAATCTGTAATTTTCATAATATCATTTGATAATTCTGGAAACTTAGAAATGAAATCCAAATTTGGATTTAGAGGTATGAAATAGTATTTTAATTTTTTTATCATTTATTATGTTGTTCTATTTGTTTGACTTAATATTTCTTCTATTGTATCTTCTAATTTTTTAATATCTGAAGTATTGATTGCTTTAAATGCAGCTGCATTAGTTGGACCAACAGCAGTTGGACCTGCACCAGTTGCAAAAACTTGTTGTGTAATTGTATCGTTCATTTTTTTAACTGTAGTTAAAAATTGTTTTAAAAAATCTACAAGTTGGTCACCAAGAACTAATGGTTCTGTTAGGTCATTATCATCTGTACCTAATTTTATTTCAGGTGAATCTATAACAGTTCTTGTTCCTGCAGAAATATGAAAATTATTATTTGTAGAAAATGTTATAGTATTTCCAGCACCAAAATGTAAATACTGAAATGAAGATACAAATATACTATCTTTACGAGCATTAAGCATAATTCTATCAGATGCTAATAACATTTGATTATCTGCATATTCATAAATATCTACACCAGCATCAAATGTAGTTTCATCATCTAAAATTCCTCTACCAAGTGCAGTACTAAATGTAGATTGAATATTTCTATCTGGTTCCTCAACATCTGAATCTGCTAAAATAAATTGAGATAATTCTATTTCTTCAGTATCTTCATTATACTTCCCATCAAATTGAAAATGTTGTCTTATACTTCCCTTATGTGATAAAAATATCAACCCACCATCTCTTGTTGATTCTGAATGTGCTTGGATACTTCTACGATTAGAAAGTATTGTATATGGATTTATAAATCTACTTCCTAACCTTAAACTATTACCAAACCTACCTTCAAATACCATATCACCTGGAATTTCTAACAAGGACATTTTTGCATTACCTGGATTATCTAATTCATCATTATATGGTTTTTGTAATCTTTCTTGAGCATATCTTGGGAATGCATCTGATATACCCAATTCTTCTAATGGTGTTGGGTTACGGTCTGTATTCGCTTTCATTTGAATATCTCGTTTTCTCGCGTTATCAATGTTAAAGTTTACATCACCTTGTGTATTTAATGGACCTAAGTAATAATTCACACCAGCAATAGTACATAACAAGACAGGGTCACCCTTTACAGGCACATCCACCATACCTCTAAACAATGGTTTATAACGGTTTGATTCATCTAACATTGTTTCCTTTTGAGGTTTTTCTGAAATGTGTGGTAATGCAATTATACTATTCATCATAGATTTATCTTGTGCATATGTTTTAGATGCTTTACTTGTAACTACCTCTACAACACTACCAGGCACAAATTGTAAATATACTTCCTTATCATTAAGAAATCCAAAACCAGGTCTTTGAAATGTAGTAAATGTTGAACCCATTTAATTCCCCAAATCTATTGTTTTATTTTTTATACCTTCTAATCTACTTTGTTCATTATTTAAATCTTCGACTGTATCTTGAAGTGTAGCCATTAACTCATCTTTTTCTGCATCGGACAATAACATACTCTCCTCATTAGTACCACTTGATTTACTTATAATTCTTTGTAGTACACCAGCAAGTTTAACCAGATGTTCATCATTCTTAACAGCAGTATCCATATATTCTTTTATAATAGGTGCAACCATTACCACATCATCTATGGTTTGAATAAATCCGTGTATTTCTGATATTAACAAATCAATTTGAGTTTTACGCTTTGTAGTATTTTCGTAAATATCTTTTGTTAAATCTTGGAAAGTTTTTCCCTCAAATATTTCTTTTTCATCTGACATAATATTCTCCTAATTAGATGTAACTATTCATATATAAATATAAATTATAATAAAAAACCCCCACATTTAAGTAGGGGTCTTTAAGTTAGAAGAATCTTTTTATAGGTGGGTTGCTTTTACTTTTTCCCCCATTATTGTAATCCCAAACTATTCTACGATAATGTTTTTTTAATACATTAACAACTTTTGTTATTTCATTTGTTTTAACATTAGTCATTTCTCTTATCAAAATGTAAAGAGCTTTTTTATTAAAGTTTTCTATCTCTTCTTGTTTTTGTAACAACTCTAAAACAGAATAGGCAATATCCATATCTTTTTTCTTTTTAAAAAGATTTGGAATATTTTCACTAAAATATTTTATAAGTTCTTTTGATATATCAGTATAAAATTCTGATGATTCTGTTACATACAGATTAGAATGTGGTTGTTTATGCATTGTAGTTATATCAGAATGTGTTTTTAATTTTTTATAATTATTATTGTTATGAAGAATTAAATAATTTTTAGCCACAACTGAAAAATAACTAAATGCTTTTGAACCTTTTGTATGGTCATATTTATGCATATTCATTACCATAAAGGCTACCACTTCGTGTTTTACATCATTAAACGGGTCATCAAAATAACTAAATTTAAAAGTATTAATTATATTTTCTGATAGTTTATCAAACGCTGCATGAATTTCTTCTTGATATATTTTATTCCTTTTTGAAAAATCTATTCGTTCATCTAATGCATTATATCTAATAATTGCATCTTGAACTTTCATTCCAAAATAAGGCTCTCGTTTAGTTTTCTTTCTTGGCATCTTCCGTCTCCTCTGTTGTTTCAAATACTCCATCTAAAGTTAATTGTAATTGTTTTAATTGTTCAAAGAAAAATCCAGTCTCATCATCTGATTCATAATGTCCTCTTGTATCAACTGATTTCATTTTCTGTGTAGCAAATGTAACTATTTGTTGAAATTGAAGAAATAATTCTTCATATTGTGTTATTCTTCTCAACGAAAAATATAGTAAAGTAGATGATACTATACTAATGATAAAGAATAAAACAAAGAATAACCACCACATATTACTTCCCCCTATACATTGTTATTATTATCAATAAAGAGATTAACCCAGCCAATCCCTTCTCTCCCACTCCACTCATTAAAATACTAATAGTATTAATAATTCCAAATGGGTCATTAAATAGTAATCCACATATCACTGCAAATACTAAAATATTTTTTAATACTTCTGTAACATCTATTAACCATTTATTTATTTTTTTTAAATATTTTTTCATAATTTTCTCCTAAGCAAATAACTCATCAAATTTTGATTTAAGATTTTCTACTTGTTTTTGTTCATCTTGTGTTTTAGGAACTTTTGTATTAACTTGTTCTTTCTTCCCATACTTCCAATTATCTCTTTCAGTTTTTGATGCTAACATATCTGCCTGATGTATGATGTGTGGAAGATTTGTCTGTAATTCAAAATCTGGACTAAATGAAATAAAATATTGTTTGTTACCCTCTTCATATAATCCATCTGCTAACTTCAATCCTATATACTCGGTTTGATTTAGTTTTACATTAAACTTTTGTAATAACCATAACGACCTATCTGATACATTCATATATTGTAACTTTGGATTAGGTGTATAAATTTTACCTTGATTTTTTCTATGCCATTCTGATTCATTTGGGATATAGTAATCCATTTCATCATCACCTACTTTTCCTAAATCGTGATGAAGAGTAGCAAATATCATTTCCTCTTCAGTAAAATTTATATGTGCTCCGTGTTCTTTCCAAGTTTGATAAACACTCTTTACTGCTCTTGTGATGTTTAAGACATGGTCTACATAACCACCTGGAAATGCATTATGGAAATGTTCTTTACTACTTGCTGGTGCAAACATCATTCTATCTTTTAAATGATTATACATTTTTAAAAGATTATCTTTTCGTTCACCATCAAAAGAATCTTCTATTAATTTAATTAAACTATTCCAATTATTTTCTATTTGTTCTGCTTTTAACATTTGTTCTCCTATGCTCCGATGTTCCAAAATAAAGTTGAACCATCGATTTTATTTATATTTTGTTCTAACCACCACCATGCTTTTTTATCCCAATTGACATTGCATGGAAATGGTGTTTCATAATCTTTCATTTCATCATAAAAATCATAAGGTGTATCTTTTATGATTGTGTTATTAGGGAAATAAGATTTCCACTCTGATAATTTATTTTTTACTGATGATATAGTTGATGTTGATATTATATAAACTTTTTTATTCATAATAAAATTTTCTGTATCAAGAAAACTATTTATCATTCCTATACCAGTAACACCACTACCACCAAGAATAACTAAATTATCGTAATCACTATCATCAAAAAATTGTTTTGTTTTATCATACCAATACTGATGATAAATTGGGTGGTCAAATGCATATGGTAATTTTTGCCATCCCTTTTCTCTAGCCAAACTACTCATTGAATTATAAAGTATAGCCATCATATTTGGTCGAAGAGGTACAAGTTTTGCACCATACGATTCTACTTTATCTAACATCTCTCTTGGATAATTTTTTGAATCTCCATATGCAATTCTAATATCTAAATCATATTCTTTACCATAATGTCCAAGTACCCAACCTGTATAAGAACCTCTTACTGCTAAATGTACAAGTGGTTTATTCTTATCAATAATTTCACTTGTCATTAATTGTCTTACTCCTTCAATCTTTGCCCAAGGCGGTAAATCTAAATCACCATTATGTAAATCATCTCTCTTAACATCAACAGGTATGTTATTTAAATAATATGTTTCAATTGGTGTGTTAAGATTTAAACCCATTGTAGAATACCTTTATCTGTTGATTTAACTTCTCTTCTAATACTTTTATAGTTTACTCCAAACTTTTTATTATAATGGTCTCTGATAACATGCAATATATTTTTTCTATTATTAAAATTTATTTTACCATCACTTAATATTATATCTTCTATATAACCTTTGAAGTTTGTTCCTTTTTGAAATGCTCTTTTTGCTTGATATAATATCTCATCAGGTAATTTATTTTTAAACGCATTTACTAAAGGATATTTCCACATACTACCATTACTTGTATATTCGTTTGGTAAGTTTGTAGTATAGTTTAAAAACTCTGTATCAAAGAATGGTGTTCTCATTTCTATTGTTCCATATTTCATAAAGATATTATTACCTCTTAATAAGTTACCATAAAATTGCTTATTAAACAACGCTTTTCTTATGTCACTCCAATCTGGTTTCTTACTAAACATTCTTAACATACCATATGAACCATATGCTTCATCAGAACCCTCACCAGAAAATACTACTTTAAAACCATCATCACTTATTTGTTTTGCCATAAATGAACAAAGGATACCAACTTCAACTTGAACTGTTAGTGGATATTCAATTGTTTCTATACATTCTAAAAATCGTTGTTTGATTAATTTATCATCTTGTGGTACTTTAACTTCAACAAGATTAATTCCATTTCTTTCAGAAAGTAATCTTGCCATTTTTAAATCTTCAGAATCTTCGTCAAAGTTGATTGTATAACTTGTGATGTTATCAATATATTGTGAAGCCAAATAAGTTATAACAGTAGAATCAATCCCACCAGAATTAATTGTAGCAATAGGAACATCAGATAATAATCTTTTACGAACTGCATTATCTAATAACTCATATGTTTTTTCACCAACCTCTTTATGAGATGTTGCTTTAGTTACTTCAGATGAAAATTTAAAATAATAATTTTCTTGAACATCCATCATATCATTATCAAGATTAATTGTAATTAAAGAATTTCTTGGAACAAATTGTGCATTTTCTCTAATTGGTTTTGGGAATGCCTTCAGTTCTGATGCAATAAAAATTTCTGAACCTATTGATATGTATGAAGGAATTTTACCAACCCAATCTCTTGAAACAATAAGTTTATTATTATCGTGAATTACAAAAGAAAACATACCATCCAATCGTTTTAATTCATTTTCTGCATATAGATATAAAATTATTTCACTATCCGAGTTAGAGTTAAATTTATACCCACGAGTTTCATATTCTTTTCTTAATTCTTTATAATTCCAAATCTCACCATTAACTATTAATGAAGTATCTTTATAATGCATTGGTTGATTACCATCTTTAGAAACATCATTGATTGATAATCTGTTATGTCCAAGCCAAATAGTTTTTCTTTTATAAGTTTTAAAATCAACACTACTATTATCTCTACCACGATGTTCTATTTTTCTCAACATCTCAGCCATAGATTTAGAGTTGCGTTCATTGTTATAATCTTTACCTATTATACTAGCTATTCCACACATTAAATAATTCCCTCACATTTTTCTTTTCATTATTCATATCACCAAGATGAACTGAACCACCAATTGTTGTAACTCTTTTTAATTTTAAATCTGCCTGTTCACAAAGGAACTTACCCATCTCACATAGTGCAACCCAATCTGCATATCCACTCTTACTAATTCTCATACTACGAAAAAATGCAGTTAGATACAAACCTTCTTTTCTTGGTTTTAAATCAATACTCAACAAACAAGGCATCCCACTCATAGTTTTTCTTCCATCAGATTTTGGGTCATAGATTTGCATTGCAATTGTTTTAGAGTTCTTATGTTCTTTTAATCTTTTAATAGTTTGTTCTATTTGATTAAACTCATTGTTCCAAGAAATCATTCTACCCCAATAAGTTTTATTCCATTTAACAGATGTATCATTTTGCTGATATTGTAACCCATCTACAAATGGATGAGGTTTTGGTGGAACAAATGTAACAGAACTTGCATAATCTATTCTCTCATCTCCAAATATTTTTCTGAATAAAGAATCAAACTTTTCATCAGTATCAAAATTATCTTCTATCTCTACTGACATATTTATACTTTCATTCATAACTTTTTTATCACCATTCTCTAAAAGGTATTTGTGTGATTGTAACCACGCATCAGTAGGTGATGTTGCTTTAATTATATGCATATCTTATCCTTTATAAAATACAAATATTGGTTCATACTTGTATGCCTTGTTTTGATGTTTAACACTATTTAATATTCCACTCTTTGATGGGTCTAACCCAACCATTCTTGTCATTAACATTTTTAATTTACCTTTATACTCACAACCAAGTTCTTCTAATATTTTTCTTGAATCACCTTCTAAATCGTAATATGTATCAGAACCAATTTTTATAGATGCTATGTTCCATAAAATATATCTATCGTGTTTTAAATATTCATATGCAGTTGTTAAGGTAGGTCTTAAAAAATTATCTCTCCAATCCTCATACTCGTTGTATGCTTTAAAAGATTGTGATTCATCTTCCGAATATTGCTCTCTATTAAAGTATGGCGGAGATGTAAAAACAAAATCTAATTGTCCCTTATACTTTTGAAACTTTGGATTGTTCCCAATTAATTCACTACCATCAGAAAAAACTTCAAATGTATTTGGTTCTTCAACAGGTTCAAAAAAGTTTAGTGCAGTATCTGAATAATCATTGGTACAATGTTCGTTGTAAAAATCTGCAAGATACTGATAACGAGATACTCCTAACTCATCTATGATATTATCTGTATTTGGGTCTGTTCCAACATAATGAATTTTTTTGTTTGATGACATTGCTCCAAGTATTCTTCCACCCCAACCAGATGATGGGTCATAGACAGTTACTTTATCTTGATTGGTAATATGTTCTGTATAATTTTCATATAACATTTTAGCAGTTAATGCAGGAAAGTTAACTGCAGGTTGTCCACAACTTAATCTAAATATTTGTAATATCTTTGGAAAGATTGGTATAGTTTTATCATACCATCTGATAAGATAATAAAATTTATTTTCTTTACCACTTTTTAAAACTTCTTTATCTACTACCTCATCGATATTAGATAACATTGTATCTGTAAGATAACCATTATTTTTTAACTCATTAACTTCATCTGCGGACATATAAAGATTACCAAATCCTTTGTATGCTTCATTTGTAGTTCCATAGTTATTTAGATTTAAATCTTTTACCCTTGCAATCCAAATACCAATATCTTTCCATTTATCTGAAAGTAAATTTTCATCTTTAACTTTTTTAATAAAATCATATGCAGATTCCCCATCCCAAAATGGATTCTCATCTTTTTTGTTTACGATAGAACGAGAGTAAGAATACATACTATCTCTTTTAACTGCTCGTTTCATAACTCTAATAAATTTATCTTCTAATTCTGGTAATGCAAAATGGTCATAGATTGATAACCCACCATCAGCAGATTTACCAATAGAAATTTTTGTCTTTAACATTGTTGGGAAAAATTGATTACATGCAGATGCATCTTTATTAAAGTTCTGAATAATACCAAGTGATTCTGAATCATCAGTATAATCTTCTTGTAAGAAATCACATTTATTTGCTGATAACTTTTTAAATGATTTAATTATACCCTCTTCATCTTTTCCAATCACAGGTGGTGTATTAGTTGTATCCCATTGAGTTGCTACTTCATTTCTTAATGATTTAGCCCATTTATTAAAATCATCATCACTCATTTGTAATAACTGATGATAAGTAATATTAGATACAAATTCTTTAAATTTCGACCGTTCATAAAAATATTTTGTTGTTTTCATAATTTTTTCCCTATATATAGCTAAAAAGCTTAATAATTAACAAGCTAACAGCTAATAGCTTATAAGCTATATTAACTGTAATAATATTATTAATATAGATAATATAATACTTATTAATGTTTTTAATGTTATAACCTCTCCAAGATAAAAATAAGTCATAATTGGAAATACAATCATTGAACTACCAAATGCTAACCATCTAACAGCCCATAGATTTCCAAAACCTAAATATCCCCATTTAGTACACAACCAAAATAATAAACTAATTGGAATACCAAGTAAAGACATAATCCACATAGATTTATATCCCTTAGCCCAATCCCATACAAGTTGTGAATTAAGTTGATACCATACAAGAATATTAACAACTATAAATGTTGCTATTGAAAGAAGAATGTATTTAATCATTTTCTTTTTTTCTTATTTGATTTTTTTGTTTTCTTGGGTTCTTCTTTTTTATTTACATCACGAACTTTTTCTTTCCAAACTGATTTAGCTACATATCTATAACCCTCGTGAAATAATTCAGCTGCTTTATCATCAGAGACTCTAACGATGTTAGAGCCATCCACACTCATCATACACTTCATATTGTGCTTCTCCTATGTTTAATAACTATTATCTGTAAGTAAATATTCATCCTTTATGTATTTGTACATAGTAATGTTATCATATTTAAACCTACTATTTGTGGTAAGAATATCAACTCTATTTGTCCATTTAGGGTTCATTGTATCTCTTACCTGATACACACCATCCCTATCACCAGTTCCTTCTATTACGATATAATCTCCGTAGTTAAAAGGCCCACCCCAACGAGAAAGTAAATCTCTTGATAAAGCAACATATCTGTATGAAGATGCTTTCCAAGTATGAAACTTTGTACCATCTGCTGTAATATTAGGTGTTGAATCACATTGTCTTCGAGTTGGATTGTAAGTAGTAACCGTAACATTATAAGATATTCTGTTTGGATACATATTACTACAATCACTTTCTAACTTTGTTAATTTATCCTGCAACCTTTTTCTTTCTTCCCAATGTTTATCTGTTATACCATCAAAATACCAAGTTAAACTTAACATTGCTATTACAGATACTAACATTGCATGAGATGTTTTAATCATAAAGATTCTCCTATATTATTAAAATACATATAACAATATACAACCTTTATAGTATTAAAGTCAACGCTTTTTTTTATTTTATTGTTTTAATTGATATTGCCAATCCTTTGATTCTATTGAACCATCTTCTGGTGTATCTAAACCTTCATCGTGAATCCACATTGATATGGTATCTTCCGCAGATGTTTCATCAATAACATTAAATGATGGTTTATATCTTTTCAGTAATCGTCTTACTAATGAATGTCTAACAACATCTTTTTCTTTAAATGATGCCAAACCTACTCCGTGTACACCAGCAAATCTTTTGATTGCATCTTCTAATCCACTCTTGTGTTTAGATATATCAGATTGTTCCAAATCACCTGTGATAATATATTTACTATTCTCACCGATTCTTGTAACAAACATTTTGATTTGTTCAGGTGTTGCATTTTGTGCTTCATCAAGTATAACAAATTTATTTGCAAGAGTAATACCTCTCATAAATGCTAATGGTATTACTTGAATTGTATTACTTTCCTTTAGTACTTGTAATCTTTGTTTACCAATAATCTGTTCCATATTGTAATAAAACGACATCATAAATGGTGCTGTTTTTTCTTCTACATCACCTGGTAAATATCCTATCTTTTCACCAGCAGCTTCTACGAGAGGTTTAACAATAACAATACCATCTATATGATTTGTTTTATCACCTAACTCTCTTAATGCCCTATGAACTGATAAATATGTTTTACCACACCCAGCAGGACCAATCCCAAATGTTATATCTTTTTTAGATATAGTTTTATAGAATCTTTTTTGTGCTGGATTCTTATATTGTAATTCATCAAAGTTTAACATTTTTAAATCCTTGAGGGCTTGTCGTTTATTTGTTGTCGCGTGATTATTTAACTCTTGAAGTGAAACCTTTTTTTGAGAACTTTTATTTTTACTCATAATAACTCTCCTATATTAACCATTGTCGGTTTAGCTATAAATATAAGATAATTCTGAATTAGATAAAAAAAATGGAGCTATTACAAAAAAATAATAGCTCCATTTATATTAATTAGTATCGATTACTTATTATCCCATAAAGATAAAAGAATGATAAGTACTAATAAACCAGTAACACCACCTGATAGGAATGAACCTACAAGTGCTGATATATTAGCAATCACATCAGTACCTAACCAACCACTACCAAATACTACAGTTGATAGAATTGAAACTGATACAAGACCAGTTAAGACACCACCGATGCCTGTTAACACATCACCGATACTTCCGAAAATTGATTTAATATTCATTTTATTTCCTCCGTTGTTTTATTTAATTAGAATGAATAACTTGCTCTGATAGCAAAGTCATTATCTATGTTATTACCATCTGAATCCGTTCCAGATGTAAACTCTGATACGACTTTCATCCTATCTGAGCATTTATACCCAACTCCATATGTCACAACTTCATCGGAATTATACCCGAGAAGTAGAAATGCACCTTGAGCTTGAGGTGGTGTTACCACTCCTCTTACCCAATATGCACCATCTGCCTCTTCTGACAAATCATACTCTAATGATGTAGTGAATAGGTTATTACCTAAACTAACATCTATAAGTTGAGCTTCGTCACTATTTAATGATAGTCCGAAATTGGAATCTAATCCAGCAAGTGTAACTCCATAAGATACTCTTGTTGCCCAATGAGCATCAGCATCTACTTCATTACCACCATAAAAGAAATCAGCTCCAACACCCCATTTGTTCAATCCAAATCCCACACCATTTGTAATCGCGTGTTCTCTTGGAGTTGAAACAAACCAGTTGTTAGATGGTCTATGTAAGCCCCATGCCAATCCATATGGTTCTGCTTGACTACCAAATGTTAGACTAACACCATCTACGACTGTCCACGAATATTTCGCTTCTTCGATGTTAACCATACCATCTGATAGATTTGTACTTACAACCCATCCGTCACCACTTAATGTTAATCCAGTATATGGACTAGCAAATGTAGTAGCGTCACCAAAGGTAATGTCCGTGCTTAATTCACCAGTCACAGACACGACAGGTAGTGTAGTTTCTGTAACTACTTCTTCAGCTCTAACAATACCAAACAATCCCATACAGGCAATTGATAAGGTGATTAGAGTCTTCATACTTAGCTTCTTCATTTAGTTTTCTCCTTAACTATTAACTTACTCGTTGTTTATTTACCATTATAGACAAAAATACACACAAAAATCCCTCAAAAATATTAACTGTTGTAATAACAACCTATATTAACCTTGTGAATTATCGAATCAGCGTTGATTCTCTTGTGTGTTTTTTATCTGTAATTCTGTAACCATTGTATATAAGTATAAGAAATTTTCCAAAACGCCAACTTTTTTTTATGCTTCTCCTACTTGGCCTGGAGTTATTTCATCTTTATGTTTTTTTAATTCTTTTTCTAATTCTTTTAAACTTTCTTTTTTATCCATAAATTCTTGTACTAACTCATTTAGATGTTTGTATTTAGAGGACGGGTCTGTTGTGGGTGTATCAAATATTTCTTCTTCTACTACTTCTTCAATTTGTAACTCTCTTAAAAACTCTACTATTTTATTATTTTGTTTTACTAACTTTACAAGTATTGCTCTATCATCTGCAGTAATATCTTCAAGATGATTTAAAGTATATTTAATTTGTAATAAAATTTCGTGAAGAGTTTGTTCAGATATTTTATCACTACTATGTTTTTCTTTTTTCATAATCATTTCCATTTTAGTTGCTCATATATAAATATCAAGAAAGCACCAAAAGATAAAGATAAATAAATTAAAGTAATGGAAATCACACTTATCCCTAATGCAAAAAGATAGGGTAGGAAAAATATAAAGTCTTTTATACCTCTACTAATTCCCATCCATCTTCTGAAAGTTTTTCAAACTTTTTGTATTTTATTGTTTGTGTTTCATTATCTTTTTTAATTACTACTTTATCGTTCCTACCAATTTTGTTAATTTTTCTTTTGTATGGTTGTTGTTTGTATTCTCTATCAAACATTGTTAAACCATCAAGGTGGTCTATTTCGTGTTGAACACAAGCAACTTCATATGAAGTCAATAAGAAATCAGAATCGTTTTTATCTTGTGGTACTTTAAATTCTAAAACTTCTTTATGATTTTTTGCTTTAACTTTTATTGATTTGTGTCTTAAAGTTCTTACTGCCTGTTTAGGAAAAGATAAACAACCTTCCATAAATGCAAACATCTCAGTAGATTTTTCTGTTATGGTTGGATTAATTAAAACTATAGGTTCTTTGACATTAATAACACATACTCTTTTATCAAGACCTATTTGATTTGCAGCTAAACCGATACCACTTTTAGAATCTTTTAATTCATCTATAAGTTTTACAGCAATCGCTTCACCTTCTTTTATTGTTTTACAATTAGTACATTTTTTTATTAGTTTATCTTTATCAGTTATTATCACTTTTTACCTCTTCTAGCTTTTAATCTTTTTTTCCAATCAGCTGCTTTCTTAAATAACTTTTCATCAGCTGATAATTTCTTTTTCTTCTTTCGTGGTTTCACAACTGTTGGTTCAAGAGTTCCTTTTAAATCAGGTTGTTCTTTTCCTTTGTGAAACACATTACCATCTTTGTCAACAAACTCATTCATAAAATGCCAACCAGCAGGACGACCAGTTTTAGGTTTTTTTATTTTTATAGCAGTGTTTGGAAATTTTATTAAATCTACTTTTACTGCACAAGTTCCACAAGTAGATGCTACTACTCCATCTTCTACTTTTTGATAGTTATAACAATACTTACATTGTAACCATCGTTGTCCATTTTCATCCACAAATGAATGTCGTTCTATTTTCTTTTTTGTTGACATATTGTATCACCTTTTAATATAGTACCTTTTCCATATATATGTCAACGCTTATTTTTTCTTTTATTTTTTTTTATTTTTTCACCTAAATCATCTTTATTTACATACATTCTATTACTTTTTTTAATATCTTCATCATAATAAACTGAATGATTGTGATTTACTGCACAATGTTTTGGACATTGATATTTACTATCTACAACTACAAATCCATCTTTATATTCGTAAGTTTGAGGACCTGTATTGTTACTAATAAATCCTAAAAGAAAAGCTAATGCCAGTATTATTAAATCCGAATCTGAAATCATTTTTGTTCTCCTTTGGTTTCCAAACCTTATCTATTCCATACGCACAAAGTATTCCTGCAACATCATACATTAAATCATATTTGGAAAATCCATCTCCACCCCAACTACCATACTTCTCATATGGTAATACTGCATCAATAACTTCTTTTCCCAAACCCAAATAAAATGAATACAACATAGATTCTTCTACACTATAATCTTTATGTCGAAAGAAAAAATATGCACCTGCACTACCAAGAAAGTGAGCCTTTTTATCCATAGTAAATTCATCACTATCATCAGCCCATCGCCATTCGGTGTGAGCCATTGAAACCATTAATAAAACCATTAGTATTTTTATTAACATTTTTTTCTCCGGCCTTTATAATAAATAGTATGAAACAAGGTAAAACAAAAAAGGTTCTGAAAACAGAACCTTTATTGTGACGAAGATAACAATATAACCTTTTTAAATTTCTTCGTAATCCACATCTATTATTTTATCAAGTACGAAATAGATATTCTGTGAATTTTTTATAACCATATCAGCACCATAACTTGACTTCAAGGTAGATGGGTCATCAAGGCGAGACCCATCCACTTTGGCTTTCACTTCCCACTTACTACCTTGAAAATCAAGTAACTCCATTAGGAGATTTTAACAGAGTGTTTTTTAGGTTTCTCTGGTTCAATCTTTGGAACAGATATTGATAACATACCATCTTTAAATTTAGCTGATACATTTCCCCCATCTAAATGTTCCCCAAGATTGAAAGACCTTGTGAATGCTGATTGTTTTAATTCTCTTGTGATACATTTACCACCATCAGAGTCGAATCCGTGTTTATCACCTGATATTGTAAGCACTTGTTCTTCTACATCAACAGATACATTACTTTTATCCAAACCAGGAATCTCTGCTACGATACCAACTTTGTCATCGTATTCATATACATTCACTTTAGGATATGCACCTTGATTAAAAGATACTCCAGTTTCTTCTTTGAAAGTTGGAAACGTCTTATTCATCAGTTCATCGAATACTCTATCGAATGGTGTTAAAAATTCATCTCGGTTGAGATGTTTTGGATTTATGAATCTTACTTTAGTCATTTTATTTCTCCTATGTTTTAATTAACTATTAGTCTAATTATGATTGTCCTCACTTGAGCAACAATCTCTATAGTATATAGTACAATAACTATACCAAACTATAATTTATCTATAATGTCTGACAACCTGTCAATACTCATATACTTGGTCTGACACTCTTGATTCCAAGTTTGTTTCATACAAATTGGAAATCCACCATTAATACTTTTATTATTAAAATCATTTAGTTTTTCTGGTGAATCATCAATCAGAACATCAACATCAACTGACCACTTATCTTTCGTATAATGTTTTTCTTGAAAATCAAATCCACATTCTTCCAACCAAGCATCAGTTGGTTCAATACAATGTGGTCGTTGTGCAGATACTAAAACTAATTCGTGTCCGTGTTTGATGGCCCACGATTTAAGTATTGCCCAATCTTCAACTGCCTCCTTAATTGGATTAGCAACAACTCCAAAGAAATCCAAATAATTATCTTCAAAAACATATTTCTCTGTTTCATCATTTGTCCAAAAAGGTAGCCAACCTTCCCAATCCCAAGTTTCAGGCACAAGTATTTTATCTGCATGTTGTGGATGAGTTGTTTTGATACCTTCAATTAAATCAGGTATAAAATCTCTCAGCACACCATCACAATCAATTCCTATTCTCATTTGAACTCTCCCTTTAACTCTTGATGAAATTTTAATCCAGCAATCGCTAGAGTTTGTAAAACCTCATCAGCTAAATCTTCAATTGAATTTAAATCATCCAATTTAGTTCTACCATCATTCAATCTGTTAATCAACATTTCTACCAATTTAAACTTGGTATAGTTGTGAACAGATTCATATAAATTGTCATCATCCATTTTTTATCTCCTTATTTACTTAAAAACTTTTTGTTCATTGTTTTAGCCACAGCCATCATATTAGTTGGAGTGATGAACTCAGCATCTTTACCATACATTGATTTAAAAGCCTTAGCATCATAACTGTCATCAGATACTTCGTAATCACTAATGAAGTAACTCAACACACTAATACCTTTGGCTCTCATATTGTCACACATTTTTTTAGTGTGAGCCTCAGCTCTATCACCAGAGTAACTGATTTCATTGTTACCATAGTAAGGCTGACCATCTGAAAAGTTGATGAAGTAACTATCTTGATTAGAGTTACCTGGAATCAAATCTTTCTCAATAGCTTCAAAACATAAACCCTCTGGTGTAGTACCACTAACCTCAAGAGCCGGAAACAAACTTTTTACTTTAGTAAGTTTATCAGTTCTTGAATCATAACAAACCATAATCATTGGAACATCAGAACCACCTCTATTAGAAGAGTGAGTAGTTCTGATTGAAAGAACCACATCAATGTTACCAGCCATATCACAAGCTTTAATCATCGCAACTGCCGATGTCATCGCTTTGTTCCATTTGTCACCACACATAGAACCACTAGCATCAACCGATAAGTGTAAGTAAGCCTTGTTAAATCTTTCAGTAAGAGTGTGAGAGAAAACATTTGAATTTCCGAAACCAAGTTCAGCAATCAATCTCTTGTCAATCTTACCTGAATCTTGTCTTGAGAATTTAAGTTGAGATTCCTCACCTCTAACTTGAAGTTTTCTACCCAACATAGAACCAAGTCTCAAACCCTCTTGAACAAAGTTGTAATTTCTGTATCTATCAGAGTCATTATATCTTCTTTGATTCCAAGAAGAAGCACAACTGAATTGGTCTGAATCAATCAAACCTTGAGTTAGTTTTCTAACAACCAAACACTTAGTACCTTTACCAACTGAAGAACTATCCCAAGAATACTTAGGAACATCGTTACCAACATTCTCATAAGTAGCACCTGACTCATCAATAGATTGAATATCATTAGATTCTTTTTTAGTTAGTTTAGTTTTTTGAACATCACCATCAAGAAACTTTTCTTGTTTCTCAAAGTGTTTTCTTAACATATTTTTTTGTCTCTCTGATAACTCAACTGATTCAGAACCATCATCGTTACCTGAATTTTCAGCAGGAACATCAAGTGAACCAGAATCAATCATATCTTGAACTTCTTCATCAGTTAGGGTCTTAGTACCACTTGAACCATTACCCTCTTGAGAATCACCATTTTCTGAACTCTCATCACCATCTGAAGAACCATTCTCATCTGTTGGAGGTTTGATAGGCTCAATAGATTTAAGAATAACACCCATAACATCACAAGCGATTTTGAAACAATCATCTGTAGTTTCCAACCCACCTCTTTGAATGTTACCTAAATTAATTAAAGAAGCAATTTCTCTTAAACCTTTAAGAGAACCTAACTGCCTATTCTTGTTATGAAGGTTAATAATTCTGAACATATAAGAATCAATACATTCAGTTCTAAACTCATCAGATAATAAACCTTTATCTACATTCTTTGAATAAAAATACTTGTCATACATAGAGTGATAATAATTTTTGTAACCAGGAGAAGTTCTGAAAATGAAAGAGTCAATTCTCCTATCCTCAACATAGTTAAGTAAATTTTTAACAGTAGTAATAACTTGAAATCTTGTAACACCAACACTTTCAGCAAGAACATAAATTTCGTGTGGTATTTCAGTTTCTAAATTTTTTAATAAATTGAAATCGGAAAGTTTAATATGAGAACCCTCGTGAAGAGCCAGACCAACAGCAACATCAAATTTTTTGTCATCAATGTTAGCACCGATAACAACTTTTTTACCATCGGTATAACTTTGGTCATTTGAATTGAACACAACAGGAATACTTTCCTCTGTAACAATATTAACGAAATTACTTATGGCTCTTTTATAACCAGCCAAAGCAACTAAATCTTTACCTTTTTTAACATTGGTATCTAAACCTAAAAATTCATCTACATCATAATCATCAACTTGATTATCCCAAAATGATGAATTTTGTTTGACAGTGGTTTTAGCGGGACCACTCCTAAAAGTAAAACCCTTAAAATCTCTTGAATTAAAACTCATATAACTCCTTTTTTTTCCTTTTTCAATCATATACTAATATACGGACATTTAAACTTATATCCTATAATTAAATTGTAACAATATGTAACAACATTGTTACAAATGGGAACTCTGGTCAACCACTCGCTACCCAATGGGATTCTATGGAAACTTGTGTTTCCCCTACCCAACCTAAGCCTTGTCCGTTGTGAGTTCCCATTCATATTGAGGTCGCAACTCCCCAATTAAAAATCTCCATCTGCAACTTGAAAACAAGTGAGTCCGTTAGAACGCCACATATCAACAACTTGTTGTCTATCATCAAAAACCATAGCAACATTATCAACACCAATGGAATCTAACCACATTTGTTTTAGAACTGAATCTTTTGTGTAATGATAATGTTTAGTTCTCATTGTAAGAGTATCAAACCAAACACCATGCTTGTTTAACCAATCTCGTGTGGCTTGATGAGTAACATCAGAACGACCTGATAGAATCATAATCGTATATCCTTGTTTACTCAACATATTAGCCATATCAATAACAGGTTGGTTTGGTAAATCTAAATCTATATTCGCTGGGTCAAAGAAAACATCCCAATCAAATTTTCCATTATCTTTGGTAGCTAAATCTCTTCGTTTATCTATAAGAGCAAGTGTACCATCTAAATCAAAAATAACAATCTTATTCATATTAACTCCTTTATCCATATATTAATATCGGTATATTTTAACAAAATACCAAACAATAAATTGTAACAAGTTGTAACAATATTTTATTTATATAATCTATCAAAATTTGATATTTATAAATGACTATGTATAGACCATTACCAAAAGAAGTAACAATTAAAAAATCCTACATTGAAGGATTAGGATTATTTGCAGCAGAAAATTTAACTGCAAATACACAACTTGGTATTTCGCATGTTAAAGATGATAGATTTGAAAATGGATATATTAGAACTCCAATTGGGGCATTTGTAAATCACGCAGATGTACCTAATTGTGAATTTTATAACGATGGTGATTATATTATGTTAAGAACCATTAGACCAATAAACATAGGGAATGAACTAACTGCTGAGTATTGGTTATATGATGTGGAGGGAAAGCAATGATTAAACTAAAAGATTTATTATCTGAAGAACCAAGAAAACCTCGTAAGAAAGGTCAACATCGTGGTTCATCATCTCATTCAGATTTATATACTGATGAGAATCCAAAAGGAACTATACACGGATTAAAATTTGCTACTGTTAAAGATGCAAAAGCATCAGTTAATAAAATAAAAGGTAGTGGTAAATCACACGCTCACAAAATACAAGCTGCAGTTGCTATGGAACAAAGAGCAAGAGAGATGGGTAAAACATCTCAGGCAGCCGTGTATAGAGCATATATAAATAAAATGAAAAAGATTACTAAAAAGAAAAATGAAGGTTGGAGTAAAAAATATAAAAAGTCTATTGATTGTAATAACCCAAAAGGATTTAGTCAAAAGGCACATTGTGCAGGTAAAAAGAAATGATTAAACTAAAAGATTTATTATTAGAATTTTCTGGTGTGGCTCATTCTCAAAAATCATTAGAGTGGGTTGGTCACGATTATATACCAATGACACCAAAGGTGATGAAACAAGTTATGGGTGATACACCTATAACCACATTTCATAATCTAAATTGGTATTCAATTAAAAAACAATTACCCAATGTCATTGGCACACAAAAATCAATATCAACATACACTCACGATACTGAGGGTCATTTATTAAAAGGTGGTGGTGTTCAAACTGGTGGTGGTGTAGTTTTAGAAGTAGTAGGTAAAGTATTGGTTGCTGGGACTGAAGATTTAGGTTCTGTACCTGATGAGGCTGGGAGAAGATGGTTAGCTCCAAGCACTCTTGGTAAGATACTTGGTATGAAAAATTTACAAGGACCTGGTGCAGGTATAACTTATAGAAAAGGTTTATATAAGATAGATAAAAAATTAGAAGATATATTATACAAATACAAAACAAGTTTGTTAGTAGTGCCTTCAGACCCACCTGATGTGAAGAAAAGATTTCCACAATATACAGGTAAACAAAAAGCTAATTTGATTAAAAAATATATAGATGCAAGTAATAAGTTCTTACTAAAAAATAAAAAGAAAATGAAAAATGCATTTATGAAAAATATTAATAATCCAACAATAACAAAATTTATGAGTTCATATGGTTACAATGAATTATTGGTTTATGATGTAAAGGTTAAAGATGCCTATATCGTTATAGATGTAATTGGTGACCCTAATGATTTTGAAACAACAGAGAAAGCAATAAAGGATATAAAGAAAGATTTAAAACCATTTGTTAAAGGTAAAATCTTTACAGGCTTTGCTGATGGTGTTAAGAAGTTTGTAAAACAAAGAGGTGGTAAGGTATGATACATTTATCTACTTTACTAGCAGAAGCTAAACTCAAACTTAACATCCCATCCGATATAAAAAAACTCCACAAATTATTTAAGAAGAATGGTAAACAACTCTATGTAGTTGGTGGTGCTGTTCGTGATGCAATACTTGGTAACTCACCAAAGGATTTTGATTTAACGACAGATGCTAAACCTGATGAAGTATTGAACATAGCCAAACAAGGTGGATTCAAATCAGTAGAGGTTGGAAAACAATTTGGTGTTGTGGTTGTGGGAGGACATGAGATTGCTACATTCAGAAAAGATATAGGTAAGGGAAGACGACCTGATGCAGTTGATTTCACAGACATCAAGGGTGATGTTAAGCGTAGGGACTTAACCATCAATGCTCTGTTCTACGATATAGGTAAGAAACAAATTGTAGATTTAGTAGGAGGAATTGCTGATTTAAAGAAAAAGAAAATCAGAACTGTTGGTTCTGCAGATAGAAGGTTTGATGAAGACCCACTGCGTAGATTACGAGCCGTAAGATTTGCTGGTAGTGTGGGAGGAAAGATGACAAAAGAAACCTGGGGGTCCTTGAAAAGAAATGCTGATATATCTAAAGTTAGTTCTGAAAGAATAAGAGATGAGTTTATAAAAGGAATTACAAAAGCTAAATCAGTTCTAAACTATTTAAAGATGGTACAAAAGTTAGGAATGTTCAAACAGATATTTCCAGGATTAAGTACTCTGATGTATAGATTAACAACGAATGATTATATCTTACAAATAGCATATATGTTACATACCAATGGTAAGAATAAAGTTAGAAGTAAATTAAAATCTTTATCTTATACTAATCAAGAGGTTAATAGTATATGGTTGTTAATACATATGATGGATTGGAAAGAAGTAATACTTGATTTACCATCATTTAAGAAACTACAAGACAACAGTAAGTTAACTATATCACAAGTTAAACAATGGACAGAGATACACTCTGATAAAAATATATTAAAGTTGTGGAATCATAAATTATCTGTTACAGCAAAGGATGCAATCGCTCAAGGATTAAAGGGTAAAGATATTGGTGATTATATTAAACATAAAGAAGCACAATTATTTATTTCTTCTTAGGTGGTGTAACTCCAGTTCCTTTAAACAATTCCTCATATGATAAACCTTTCTCTTTAGGTTTTCTTCTTTCTCTCTCATCATAATACAATTCAAATCTTTCATTATCTGTAAGTTCAGGGTCATCTTTAAGAAATTCTATAACTTCTTCTAATGAACAATAATCCATTACATCTTCTATGTGAGGTTTGTAAGGTCTTTCTTGAATCACATCATCTACCTTACCTTCTTTCTTTTTCTTTTTATTATATTCTTTTTCCCAACTTCGTAAGAATGCATCAAATTGGTCTACAAGTTTTTCATACTCTTCATCAGACATATCAGGTAGATTCCAATCCATAAATGTTTCTTCTACATATTGGTCTCTTGATTTTGATTGAGATTTTTTATTATCACCTTTACCATATTTTTTTCTGCTAAGAAATGCATCATATCCATTTAGTAATTCATTGATAGCCCAAGTACAAAAATTAACTTTATGCATATCTTCAGTACTACCCTCTTTAGCAGCATCAAATTGTACCTCATCGAGAAACTCGATTATATTTTTAATTGATTCTTCTTTTATTAATTTGTATTTATCTTTCTTCATAATAATCCTCACTTCGTTCTTTACTATAAATATAATTTAAAAAGCGGAAAAGAAAAAAATTTTTACTCTTGTATATATTCTTTTACGATACGATTATTGTTTAAGTATTCGAGCAGTAAGTTGGGTTTGTCAAGAGCTTCAAACTTGTATTTTCTGTGAAAGGCATTATGACATTTAATACATAGAACGACACCATTATATCTATCGTATCTTTTTTTAGGAAACTTATTCCAACTATATATGTGATGTGCGTGTAGTACTTTGGTTGTCTTTCTTTTCTTGTTACACTTTACACATACATAGTGTTTAGATAAACCAACTTTCCTTTTGTTAAGTTCAAACACCATCTTACGCCAGGTCTTATATCGTAGTTCACCTTTACTACCTTTCCACCTATTTCCTTTTTTGAATTTCATTCACCACTCATACTACCATGCTTCTTCGGCATTCCATACTTGTTCACTCTGATGTAAACCATCTTATCTATTGAACATACAACTCTATCTGCCTGAAGACTTCTTACATCACACGCGAGTGTACAAGATGTTTTACCGATTGATAATGTTTGCATTCCTATCTCCACCACATCACCTTCCAAGACAGGAAATTTAAAATCAATCTCTGATATAAACTTTGTTACAATTAATCCTGTCTGTAATTCTAATGCTGCGTGAATACCACCTTCCTCATCAATCCACTTCAATAGTTGTCCACCATGCAGAGTTCCTCTTGGATTTAAATCTGCTGGTGTAATTAATTTTCTTGTTAAAAACTTCATCCCAATATTAATCTCCCTATACCCCATATGGTTATCAATACAATACTAGCAACAACACTAAATGCTACCATCTTGTATGAAAACTCTACTTGGTCTTTTCTTTTACCTTGCCATTCAAAATTATCTTTCATTTTTTCTTCCCTTTAATTCTTTGTGTAATTTTGCTATCGTATCACTTCCAGTCGTGGTAAACAAGAATGGATAGAATGCATGTATCATAACAACTATGAATGCATAATACAATACGAAAGAATACTTTAATGCTTTCTTCATATGTTCAAAATATGTTTCCCCTACTGAATGTGGATGTTCTGTAAATGGATTCTTCATTACACAAACGAACCCAATGTTATACGACAGTTATCACCTGTAAAATAATCTGGTTTATAAATAGGATGATGAAACAAACAAGTAGGATACATCACGAATCTATTGTATTTCATTTTTGCTTCATAGACTAATTCAAACATATCATTATCTTCATAATTAATGTTGTTTACTCTTTTAGGTTTTTTTACTGCATCCCATTCTAAAAATTTATCTTTGGTTGTACATAAATGACTATCAAGAGTTTTACACTTGTATATTCCAGTCCCACCTTTACATTCATCATCTGTATTTAAATATACAATACTGGCAGTATGTTGTGTATCATCATCTCCTAATCGTTGTCCTTCTTGCCACGATATATCTATATGAGGATAACATTGTGGTGTTACCATAGGTTCTGATGTATCTATGATTGTAAACATATTATGTTTATTAGGCCAATTAAAAGGACACTTAATATTAAGTTCCTCTAAATACCAATTGTTAAAATATGCCTGAGCAATCTTTCCAATATCCCAATGAATATCAAACACACATCTAATACCAGGTGATGCATTCATTTTGTTAGTGTGATTACTATAGTGTGCAGATAAGGCAAGTTCCCTCACCTTATCTACATTAATGAAAAAATCATCAATTACAACTATCGGTATATTTCGTTTACCAACATATTTTATCTGTGCAATACTTTGCCAGTTAGGATTTACTTCAAACATATCACCATCACGATATACATTATATTTGTTATACATCGTATCTGATTTAAATGTCCAACCAGTATCCATTCTTCTTTTAAACATTCATTGCATCTCTTACTTTATTTATGTATTCTCTCTCAACAAGTTTACTATATCCATATTTCCTAGCATCTAAATATTGCCAGTTAGCAAGTTTACTCATCTTACCTTTTTTCCATCTATCCACTTGATTGTGAAGTTGAGAAATTTTTTCATTATCCACATCTAAACCTATCATAGTAACTTTTTCAGATTTCTCTTGCATATAGTATTTTAATACTTGTAAGTACTCATTCTTTTTAAAGAATTTAGGTTTAACTTCTGTTGGCATCTTTACTTTATCTTCATCTAATAAAGAAAAATCATATCTACTTGCACCATTTGAATCTTCTTTAAAGATATGTTTTAAACGCTCTTCAAGTGTCATACTTTCTGTAAAACCTATTCCACTATCGTGTCTTAATCTTTCAGCATTAAAATCCTCTCCCTCTGTATAAGTATCAAATAAGAAAGATTGTAATGCATATTCTTTATAAGATTCAGATGGATATATACCTTCTGCTATATATTGTATTTTACCTTTTAGATAATCCATCATTGTTGGTGTCATTATTTCTTCTTTAGTTTGGTCTACACCCCAACACTCATCTTGAATATCAATGGTACAAATAACTGTACAATGATTAAGATTTATCTGACCAGTAGCACCATTTCTTAATGGGATGATTGTAGGATATAACAAACCTGTCCTTGAACATCTGAATAGAGCAACTGGTCTATCAGCTTGTTCTGCTAAGAAATAAAGTTTTTCATATTCCTCTTCATTCAAACCAAGATACTTTTCAGCTTCTTGTTTACCAACCCTCTTACCTAATTCCATTTTCAAGATTCTTATTTTACCACCTTGATAATCATAGATTTGTGGTTTGTCAATAATGTTAGGTGCATTAACTGTAGTAGTAGATAAATCATCTGTTACCCATACATCGTTTCTTTTTTGAATACAATCTAAATCCTTAAACGATTTATTAAATGCCATATCAAATCCTACTAACTTAATATTAACTTTTACTCTACTTAAATTAAAATGACAATCTTGTTTGATAATATTATAGAACTCTTGTACCATAGCTTCTGGTGAACTTATCTTCCAAGATTTATTAGTTATTTTTAATGGTATCCTAAAATAAAAACCACTCTCACCTTCTATCTTGGAATCCTTAATATTTTCCTCTACACTAATACCCCTATTGGCATCAGAACTCATAATAACTCTCCAAGCCTTACCATCTTTTTTCATTTGAAGTTCTAATTGACCAGTAGATGATTTAGGTACGATATTTGGTATTCCCTGTCCAAACTTATTGGCTCCTACTTTCTTAACACCAAATCCACTCTCTGTATCGAAAGCTAATGTACTTGCTCTAAAAGTTTGATATGTACATCCATAATCATTATCTAACATTTCTAATAGAACTTCTCTTTCATCCGTACCATCAACTTTTGTCATCGTTAAATTAAGGTTAGTTAAATTTGCACTCCACGGCACATTCTGTAACAACTCTCTTAATATAAGAGGAAAGTTTGGTTTCATCATTGCCTGACGTCTATCTCGAACTTCTGAAAATCCTTCTAAACTATCTTCAAAAAATTTACCCATTGTTTTAATCTCCTGTTTATGTTTTATTTTTTATTATTTAATTTAGCTCTCCGAGTTGCCTCTTTAGCTGATTTCTTCTTATGACAACTATAACATAGTGTCTGTAAATTCTCTTCTTCCCAATATGTTAAATCAATTTCATCAAAGGTTTTACCCTTCTGTTCCCATAATGGTCTGATGTGGTCTACATCCCACTTCTCACTATTCCTACGAGAACGCCAAGGAAACAATTCGTGACAATGAGCACATTCACCATTATCTCTTTGCCAAATATACTTTCGTGTTTCATTAGAATGATAGATAAACATATACTCATCTGCACATCTTGTATGCCAACTCTTCCTCTGATTCAATTCACCTTCTTCAGTATAAATCCAATGTCCACAATATCTACACTTACCTTTGTCTTTAGTATAATAAGATGTAGGTTTGGGTGGTACTCTATGTTCTTCTAAAAATACCTTTGATTCATCTTGTTCTTTTCTACCAAAGGTTCGTTTGTGTCTACGACTCCATCTCGATAATGGCATTCTTAAACTCCTCTTTTAGTCTTAAATACTTTTCATTAGTTCTAGCCTTCTTCCAATAATTTAAGAATATATTAGAAGAAATCCAAAACCTTTTTTCATTTTTATCATATGGTAATACTTTCCACTCACCATCTTTGTTCTCCCACTTTCTACCTGATGAATGATTCCAATATCTTCTAGCTCTTGTGAATCCCATATGTAGATATTTCTTAGCCATATCAGCACCAACAAAATCATTACCATCTAAATATTCCATAAACTTATTGTAAATATCATCACAAGATTTCTTGGCTAGTTTAGATGTTCTGAATTTCCATAATGGATATAGTTCATTCTTATATGGTTGACATATCAATACACCTTGTTGTCCTCTACCTATACGATATTTCAAAGGATTCTGTTTATAATCAACATCGGGTTTCCAATAATATTTATCGTGTTCAAATCCTACATATGTTGGTTTATCCATACAACTCCTTGTATTTCAATACTGCAAGTTCTTTGTGTTTTGCTTCTACCATAATATCAACTTTGTTTCCATAGGTATCAATGTAATCAATAACATAATCTGAATGTGCCTGAGGTCTAATCTTGGGGTCTTCTTGTTCTCTTTGACGAGATTCTGAATAATGTACAACAGGTACAATGTTACCCCAAGTTGACATAGCAAGTTCCAATGCTTGTTGTTCTGATAAATCACCTGTATTGAATGTGTGGTGATGATAATCAAACACAATTGGAATACCTATAACTTTGTAAACACCATCATATAAATCTTGAACAGAATACATACTTGCCTTATCATCATTCTCAACAGTCAATCTTGATTTAACAGATTCAGGTAATCGATGAAAGTTCTTACAGAATCTTTCCATAGCTGAAACCTTATCACCATATACACCACCAATATGTATATTGATTTTGTTGTATGGTGTTCGTGATAATCCCATCATATCAAACACTTCACCGTGTATGGATAAATCCTTAATACAATTCTCAACCACATGCTCGTGTGGTGATGTCAATACATTGAATGGACCTGGATGTGTTGTTATCCTCATAAGATTTTCAGTAGCAAAATCACCACATTCTTTCAGTACATTTTTAATTTCTTCGTAATCAGGTAAATCACATATATTGTATTCAGAGGCCCAAGGTATTATATCTGAAGACATACGAAAGAAATCAAATCCGTTATCCTTGTTCCATTTCAATATAGTAAGTAAATCCTTACAATTCTGTAATGTAAGTTCTGATGCGTATGGTAATCCTTTCTCTGTAAATGTTCTTTTTATCATAGAACGATTTGTAGTAATACGAGGTTTACTATTAGATAGATTCATATTAATACATGCATATCCCATACTATTCATACTATTAATATACATAACTTCTCCTATATGAGTCAACGCTTTTTTTAATCATCTTTTACCGTAATATTAATTACACTACTTAACGATAATAGATATACACAAGTAAGTAACATATTATCCCATAAAGACATTTCTGATTTAAAGAACATCAAGAACGAACATATAACAAACGGCATAACACATATAAACCATTTACATAATGACATTACTATATTTATCCAATCAGGCATCATATTTATTTTAAATCCATTATCTTCTTTTCTTCTTCCATAATTTGCACCCATCATCTTAATCCCTCCATCTGTTATATAATTGTTCTCGTTTAATTCTTAATAGTACAGGTAACTCTACTGTAATCCAATATAGAGAGTACATACCACATACTGTACCTACACCACCTACCATTAAATAAAACAATACTATGAACCAACTTGCTGTATCATTACTCATTATTGCCTCCTACCAATTGTTCTTTTGCTTTCTGTAATTGTTCCTCTAAATAAACCTTCCTATTATGGTTATGTTTAGCAACCCATTGTTTATGTGAACGAATCAATTTATCTGGCCCGTTCTTTCTTCGTTTCCAAAGATTGTGTTTAGCTTTTGCCATTCTTATTCTCCTCTATTATTTGAAGTTCTAAATCGTGTCTTAATAAATCTAAATCATTATCTCGTGTATCAACACCTTGATATAATACATTCTGTATTCTATCCAATATTTCTTGTAATTCCATTATACTACTCCTGTCTTAAATTTTCTCTGTAATGCTCGTGGTGTAGGTGTAAGGTATATATCAGTAACCATATCTTGTATTCTAACTCTTGTCATTAAAGGTATCTTACCACTACTATTCAAACCTCGTAAATATTCTAATGTTCTTTCATAACCCCACTCATCATAGTAATCCATAACTTGTTTAAGTGCGGTATTGAAAGAGGTATATTGTTTAGTACACTTACGAAACTTATATTGTTTAGGTTCTTGTTTCTCCTCTATAACAAAAGGTTTATAACTCTTGGCTGTTTTAACTGATGAACCTCTTCTATCCAACCTATTCAAATTCTTACTTTGTTCCTTTGATACCACTTGTATATACCCACCCGTCTTATGAGGATATATGGTATGGCAGGATACTTTCTCTTCAGTACTACAAGTAGTACATATAGTATAACCCAACTCTATACGCTGTTTTGGTACTTCTATATTACATCTACTACATTTCATATTAAATACTCCTATATTAATATACTACTAAATAAGCAATTAAACAACTATTATTTTATTATACTTGAAAAAAGCTCCAGCGAAATGTTTGCAGGTCAGAGCCCGGTCAAGTATTATTTTAAAAAAAGTGAAAAACCTTTTCAAGTTAGCCAGCCCCTACCCCCATTGAATTGGTATAAAACAAGTGGCCGGCCGTTATCCAGCCACTTGTTCAGGAGTTAACCACACACTTACTAACTATTAGTAGTTAGTATCCTCTTCGGCCTCCGCCATCTCTTCCTCATTGAAGAGGTCATCGCTTGAGCCATCATCAACAAACTTTTGTACAATCTGTTTCACAAAGGTTCTTTCAGAGTCAACACCACCAGTCGCATCATACTGTGGATAGATACTAACCTCAGCAGCCTCTTCTAACGAGAACCCATCATATAGTAACCCACACAGCTCAACAGTAGTTCTTGTACTGATACCACTTGTTATTCTCGCAGTATCGGAGTTAGATTCTGTTCTTGTGAGAGTTGCTATCTTAGCCACATTACCTAACACCACACTATCTACATTAGGGAACATCATATTCAATAGAGAACTTTCCTCATCCTCTGATAATACATCCATCTCTACAATAGTGAACCTGTCCATCAGGGCTTTATCCATAACTCTTGTAGAAGTATACTCATTACCGATGTTCGCAGTGGCTACAAATGTTACACCATCCGCAACCTTAATAGTATCACTACCATTAGATTCATCCAACCTCAAGTATCTTTGACCATAATCCAACACAGTCATCAAGATATTCCATGCATCTGGATGTGCTCTGGATAACTCATCTAAGAGGATAACCGCATTAGGTGTTTGTATTGCCTCAACAAATAAAGATTGTGAGAAATAAGTACCTTTAGCACTGTCAAAGTGGGTATTACCGATAAGAGTTGACCTTGGGTCTTGAGTTGCACCCAAGTTAAAATAATAATCAGGCCTATCTAAAGAATTTACTAGCGATTTTGCTGCCATAGTTTTACCACAACCAGCAGGACCTGTCATCATAATGTTCTTTCCTCTAACACCAGACCTAACCAAATACTTCCATTTTAACTCGGACATCATCAGCATTCTTGGTTTAAGGGAATAAGAACTGTGTATAAAATTCAATACCTCTTCGTGGTCAGAAGGGACTTCTACCGAAGAGATTGTATCATTAACTGGAGCGGATTCAATATTATCCACTTTTTTCCAGTAGTGTTTACCATTCTTCATAACGAACTCACCCAAGAGATAATCTCCCTCGAACGCTTTCCTACGAGTAACAGTTGTTATTTCAGATGTCCTCTTGACACCATTAGTATCCCAGGCGTTGAACCTATTGCCTGATTTTTCAATTTTTACTACATTTAACGGTTGATTCATAAATTAACTCCTTTTAATTATACTATAACTTACGGACTTTCTATCAATATTACAACAGGAAAATTGTAACAGTTTGTAACAAAAAGGGCAACTGTGGAAAAGGAGTTAAACCATTGAGTTGCCCTTTGTTCTATATTGTAGAAAGGATAACACCAATATAGAATATAACCTATTTAATTGTGAGGAGAGAACCTGGAGGGACTGAGGAAGTATTACTACAACCCAAGTATGCAGGTTCATCTCATTTTTTCTGGAGCACGCTCCTGATACTCCTTTTTACTCTTCTGGAGCACGCTCAAATAATATTTTGGGGTTCTTCTGGTGTGAAAGGGATTATTGTATACCCTTATGCATGTAACCAAAAAATACAATGTATTTTTCTTTATTTACTTCAGCCGCTTTCGAGAGGAGTTACCCTCGTGATACTCATACAGTTATGTACCTTGTACCGTCCACCACAGACCTTACTCACGCACCTTATAACCTTTTTGGAAAGTCATTATTCAGTCATTTTCATACTGAACCCCATTCCCGCGAGGAATTATATCAAAAAACTTTTACCATCCTTATGATGATACTACAATATACGAAGAAAAGCCAATACAATCCAAGAAAATAAATGTAACAATTTGTAACAATTGCCCCGCTAAACTCCGATTATTTCAAATAACATACTATGAATATAAGGCTTTTTGCCCATTCAAGTCAAGTTTTTTCTCAAAAAAAATTATTTGCGAGATATGTATGTGCTGTATATAATTCTCTCTATATTATACTATGAATTTAATACTTAAAATACATTGTAATATGGTGTTTTACACCATTCTTCCCCACAAATAGACACTAACAACCATAGATAGTGTATCAACACTACTTTGTATCATTTTTGTTCTGTCTTTCCATTTTATCCAACCATTCCTTCATTGCTTTTTGTGTCATACTTAACATCAACATACCTTGTGCCATTCCATAGGTCAACATACAGAAGTTGTTCACAAATACAAGTATGAATACTAACCATAATTGGCCAACAGTCAGGTACTGTCCTATAATGTATCCTATCAGTAAATTGGATAAAATGATTAATCCCCATAGATTGTATTTATTGCTCAAAAAATTTGTTAATGAATTGAATACCATCATCATACCTTCAATTGTGTAAAGTCAGGCATGTTATCGTAAAACCCATCATCTTCCAATGAAGTCCCAAACCCACTATACTCATCATTACCTTGTACATCATAGATAAGGTCTTCCAAGTGTTCACACATCTCATCTGCTGTTATCATATTGTTTTGATAATCACCTTTGATTGACTTTATTTTATTCATTATTTCTATTATATTCATACTCTTGTATTCTCCTTTGTTTTAATTATAATACCCAATATACATCCAATCACTACCAACCATATCAATGTAGTGAAAAATCCATTACTGAAGATACTCCACCATACCAACAAAGTACCTATCATTATCAACAACATACCCCAATTAACCATTGAACCAATACCTCCAATCCCGCCATCTCTTCTCATCTATCACATCCGCAACCCATTGAATCCAACATAACAATAAATAAAATGATAACATTATACCAAACAATCCACCCATTGTTACTAAACTATAAATCAATATATTATTACTATCTAGCATATAACCATCCTCCATGCATATCTGTTTTTTCAAATGTAGACGAATCATATATGTTTCCTCGTATGGCATTATTACCTTTTGTATAAGGTGATTTCCAACCTGCAGGTTTGAATATATTACCCGTCGTTTTTTCTACGAAACAATGAATTGAACCTTTATCACCACCCACAAGAGTTTTCACACCTGTTTCGTAATCTGTTTCAATATTTACTTGAAATGATTTAACCTTTATATACTTCGTACCACCATCCGCACGAAATGTAACCGAATCCATATGATTAAATTTATCTACATAAGGTTTACAATTCTCCTCTAATTTTTTACAAAACACATCCATCGCATCACTAAAAGTAGTAGGTTTAATGCGTAACTCGGTGGTTTTCGCCATTGTTGGTTTAATTCCATTAATCATTTTCATTCTCCTTATTAAATTTTTTGTGGTTACTAAATACATTTCTATCCAACCAATTGACTATCAACATACCCATAACTATTGAAAATATCGTGATACCCACTTGGGCAACGCCATCCACTAATCCTTCCATATTACGCAACCCCCATTTGACCACTCTTATTTGCTTCAACCAATGCCTCTAACTCTTCATCGGTTAATTCTCCAAGTTGGGATATTAAATCCAATATACCCTCTTGTTTTAATTGTTCTAATAAATTATCCATATTATTTATTTCTCCTTTTATCATACTATAATCTACGAATATTCTGCAATTATTACTACAATTAAATTGTAACAATATGTAACAAATATATGTATATATCAACTCCCCAAAAAAATTTCCTTACCACTTTAATATCTTGATGCATCCGTTACCCCATCTCTCATAACCAATATCGTGTGTAACCAATACATTAATCACTATTTCCTGCATTCTCTGTGAGTTACCTGTAACTATATCTAAAGGCGGTTCATTCAACAATACGAAGTTTTCTACTAACCTACCTACCTCTTCGTGTCTTATTCCATGCAGGTCTAATTTTTTAGTAATCACCTTCTCCGAATAAGTTCATTTGATTATGATTTTCTTCTTCATCATAACTCCAAGATAATTGTCTTAACTTACTGCCTAACCTTTGGTCATTAGGTTCTGATTTTATTATCTCTAAAATTTTTTCTAATCTACCTGCTTTTATCATTAATTCACCTACTATCTCTTTATACTGATTTTTATCCATCTTTATCTAACCTCTTTTTATGTTTTTTCTTTCTACTGTATTTTGTTTTATCTTTGTGTCTACGCATACCAATATCTGCATCTTTGAATACATCTCTACTTACTCTTTTTATATGTAAAGATTTATCATTAAGATAATCCATTTTTTCCTGCCAAGTTTTTCTTTTAGTCTTTTTTTTACTCTTCTTTCCCATTTCTAAAAAATACCCATACTCCGATATTCAATATACCGATTATTAAATTCCAAAATATACTACCACCAATACTCCACAAGTATATATTATATATTCCTATCAATAAGTTTAACCATGCAGCCCCTATTATTGCCTCTTGTTGTTCTTTATTCATCTATCAATGACTCCCAATGTTCAAAGTGGTGATAATTTTGAAGTAGTTCTTCACCCTCTTTGATTTCTCTGTTAGTTACAAGACCAGATAGTGTTGATTTATCTATGTCTAAATTATTGCTCTCTGAATGATTTAAATATTGTAACTTATACATCTCATTACAGATTGTAACCACCACTTCATCTTTTGGATGAAACACTCTTGTTGCGTGGTAGTTAATGACATTAGGATGAACACCCTTTAACTCATCTCTTTTATAAACTGCCTGAAACCACTTGTGACCATCTCTACTCAACGGATGTTTGAATATCGCAAAAGGGTCAACTCCAGCAGGAATATCTTTTATTGCAAATACCCCAACTCCATGCACACCAGGCTTTAACACCGTATAATATTCATCTCTTAAAAATTTTACTATATCATTTTTTGTTTCCTTACCATTAACATAAGTTATAAATCCATATTCATTCATATTATCTTTCCTTATTCTGTCTTTCAATTAACATTGCAACTATACCAGTTGTACATACATTACAAAATCCAACTGGTAACTTACCTATATTTCCTACCAAACCACCCTCATCTTCATACACCTCAATACCACATACCTCACACTCTCTTGGTTTTGGTTTTTCAATTTTTCTTACTTCACCTGTCTTTAAATTTATTATTTTGGTCATTAATAAATGCCTGATGCCATCTCTCTATGTACTTGATTAACATAATCTAAATCTGTCTTGGATGTTCTAATACCTTTACTTAATTGTATCCTAATTCTCCATATTATACTGTACTGATTTTCTAATTCTTCTATTTTTATCTTATAATATTCAGCGTTTTCTATATCTGCTCTTAAATCTGGAGATTCTTCAAACATAGCCTCATCATAACAATACTCTATACCATCCTCAATCTGTCTCATAAGAATATCAAGTTTCTTAATCATACATCTTCTACGAAATCCTTTTAAGTTATCAGTATATCCCACTACACTCCATATACACCCCATAATTCATTTGCTTGTATCATTTCTTCTTTGGTTAACAATCTTTCTCCTGATTCGTAATATTCAATCCTATCATCAACCCATCTATAATCTACATTATCAATATCCATACTTGAACCATAATACATTTCAATAGCTGTTCCAAGTTTCTTTAACTTACCGAATATCATGTCCCATTTAGCTTTATCAAATTTTCTTTTAGCTGTTTTCTTTTTACTTGGTTTCATATCTCCTCCATAACGAATTACACATTAAACCATCTTCACGAGATAATTTTTTCCAACCGAATTTTCTAACACCATCTATCAAATTCATAACATAACCTTTATCTGCTCGAGTTTGTTCTAAATCTACACCAGGTCCACCATTTCGGTACATATCATTAATACTATATTTTAATTGTAATAACTTACCTACTATACTATCTTTACGATATGCTCGTTTTGCAGGTTTCTTCTTAACAACTTTTTTAGCTGCTACTTTTTTTGTTGTATTCATACTTACTCCTTTTGGTTTCCAATTTTCTATCCATTTTAAATCACCCTTTGTCATCAAATAAATCCTCCGATACTCTCTTATATACTTTGTTAAGACTTTCCATTTGTTTCTTGGTCATCCTATAATTGTTCTTAACATATTCTTTTACATTTCTTACAAAATCTATTGCCCTATCACCTTTTTGTTCTGCCAATCTTTCTACCATAGCAATTTTTTCTAACATAGGTCTTATCTTTGCATTTGCTTCTTGTCTCAAACTCTCATTGTAGTTTGGATTTTGATTACATTTCATAATACCACTCTGTATTGCAGTTGCCATTTTTGGTGTTACTTTCCTACTACCTGTAACTAATATAGAATACATCTCAATTAAAAATTTATTTTTATGTTGATTAAGAGTACCAATATTCTCTTTTAACCATTTGATTTCTTTCTCAAATGTTTCTGCATAGAACTCTCGATTCTTCTTCATAGTTTCTGGTTTAGGTTTTCTGTAAAATCTATTATGCATTATCTCTCCAAATCAATTACATTACCAAAATAATCATCAAATGTTGTGATTAAATGTTCATAACCACCCATTCTCATATCATATAACACTAACTCTTCATCTAAATCTAATTGTTTACATAACTTACTAGCCAAACCCAATAGGTAAAATGCATTACCTTGAGGACCTGTTAAATCTATAACTTGTTTCTTTTCTGTTTTAGTTATTATCGCCATTGCCATCCTCTAAATCATCTAATTTATTTAACTCATCACAATTGTATCGTTGTGTTCCACAAGCGTAACAATCTGAATCACCACAATGAACTCCGTAAATATATTCCATAAAATCTCCTTTAAAGTGTTTTTAATCTAATTACATTAGCCAATAATTTTTCACAACCATCAGCCATAAATTTATTACCAATATTTTTCCAATACTTAATCAAGACACAATAACAAGTATCATAATAATAAGTATCACCTCTACTACATTGAACCTCTCCATCACCCCAGCAACAAATACAATCTTTATCAGGTTCTTCTGTTGGTGTTATATCACAACCCCATTTATCTTTTGGTAGTGGTTGGTATCCTTGAGTGATGTCGTTCATAAAATCTCCTTTTTTATCATTTCTAATCATATTATAATATACTAAAAAATATGGATAGCCTGCCACAATTAAATTGTAACAATATGTAACAACTTACTTTTTCTTTGCACAATACCAAGTGCAATATGGTTTGCCGTGGTATTCTATATTTGAAGGTACTTTATCACATTTACTACATTTAGTTTTATTGTCTTCCCAAATCATTTTAATAGGAATTTGTTTTCCACCTGAACCTGGTATATTTGAATAAACACTCATTATATAACCTCCATATTCATATAACAATTATTTGCTGTTTCCCAATCACCCCAAACACCATCTTTCCAAGCCTTATAAACTGTAGTTATCACATCACTATTAAGTTCTATAAATTCAAAGAAATCTGTTAAATCATTTGAACTTAAACTATTAAACCATTCACTATCTAAATCATAAATGTGAACACCACTCATAAACTCAGCTTCACTCGCTGTTTCAGGTGCCTCACTACAATCAGTTGGAAATACTAATAAATCTTTTGTTAATGTTGAACCAACACTATCTAATTCTATATAATCACTGCCATTCATTAAAACCATATTTTCTCCTTTTGTTATATTTTCCTTTTCTATCATACTATAATATAAGAAGAATTTGACAAGATTACAATACTTAAATTGTAACAGTTTGTAACAAGATGTCGAGATGGCTGGATTTGAACCAACGACCCCTTGCTCCCAAAGCAAGTGTTCTACCTAACTGAACTACATCTCGTAATGTGGTGGAGGTGATAGGGCTCGAACCTACGACCGCTGCAGTGCAAGTGCAGTGCTCTCCCAAACTGAGCTACACCCCCTAAATTAAACCTTCCTTTTTGAATTTTTGTAACCATTTTCTGTAATTTGATTGACCAAAATCTTCGGCTGCAATTTCATACTTATTATCTTTGTATTCATCTTTACCTTGAGATATTTGATAATTCATTTCCAACTCATACATTTCTTTGAACTTTTTCCAACCATATCGTTTAGCATCCATTGCATGATATGTTTCGTGTATGATTGTAATCAAAAACTCCTTTATTTGAGATTTCTTGATAGTTTTGTATTTTGTAGATAAAAGTAATATACCATCATCAACCTCGTAATGAGCATGGTCTTTCATATTTTTCATTTTTATTTTGACATTACCAACCTTGTAATATTTCAAAATAGTTGAAATCATTTGATTTTTATTTGTTTGCGATATAAATTCTTTTATTAACATATTATAATTTACGAATTATTTTCTTTATTATCAACGTCTTTTTTATTTAAATTTGCTAATAAATCCTCAGCAGCACTGGTATTTGATACAACTTTCTTCCATTGTTCACCTTTCCAACGCTCTTCAAGATATGGACTATCTTGGTGAATACGATAAGTTACTGAACCACTTTCTAATTGTTCTGATGGATTTAATTTAAAATCCTCAACAACTTTTTCTGCTTCACTAAGCATATCTCCACATAAATCTTGAAGTTCTTTCAATTGTTCAGGTGTTAAATATCCCTCATCTTTTGATTTATCTTCTTTTTCTGCCACTATTCATCCTCCCATGCTTCATTAACATCAGGCGTAGATTTATCATCACCTCTGAATGTTCCATCTTTTTTACGAGCTCTTTTTCTTTTCTTTGGTTTTGGTTTTTCTTCTTTTCCAAAAACCAATTCAGTCAATTCTTGAACCCATCCTTGAAATATTTCTAAATCAGTTTTTTCTTTTTTAGCCATTGTTCCCCCTATAAAAAACTACAACTTACCTGTGATGGTTCTATCCACCACACCTTACCTGTATTATCGGTAACTCTTATTTTTTTAGTTTTATTATTCCACTCATCTAATTTTACGATACTATTCTTATATAACATACCATCGGCAGATGGTATATCAAATTGAACTTTTACTCGTTTTCCCACCTCCATAGTTCTACCTTTATAATCTACTAACATCCTATCTCCTATTTACAGAATTTTTTTGAATTTGGAAAAAATCCATTATATGATAAATAACAGTTTGCACATAATAATCTCAAATTATCTATTTTGAAATTTTCGTGATTACCATCAATGAAATCTATACCCAAACAAACTTTTCCTGTCTTTAAGTTTATTTCATTATATCCACAACTACTACATTCTTCTTGAAAGTATCCATCCTCAATCAATCTTGATTTAAATACTTTATGTGACCATCTTGCAGGTGGCTGTCTTTTACCTGTTATAATATCTTCAACAGGTACTTTATATGTTGCCCAACCTTTTTTGACACCAACACCTTTTTGATTTAGATGTTGTTCAAATACTCCATAATACTTTGCCCATTTTTTATATGTATTGTAAGTTATTTCTAACCACCGTGCTGCTGCCATATTTGAGTTAGTATTCTCTTGAGCCCGCAATATCATATTCTTGGTAATAACTTTCCGTCTACCAGGTATATTAATCGGTTTTTTAATTGCCATTATTATATCTTTTGATAAACTACGGTTTTTGAATCAAAATTGTGAACAGTTTGTTTTCTCAAATTTTTTGCCTGTGTTTGATTAACTTTTCTCCAAGAATAGTTATCACCAGGTTGATTTGTTTGCCAAAACAATTCATCAACTTCAAGTTCACCAAATGTAAATCTTTCAAAATCCACAGAGTTTAAACTCGGTGCATTATATCTATCATTAACTGGGTCATTTGTTGCCATTACCTAACCTCCTGCCAAGTTGTTGCTTCAGAAATTATATCTGCAATTGCCTGAAATTCTTCTTGTACTTCACCAAAAGTACCACTTTTTTCAAGTTTATCAAACATTGAATCTAAAGCATTTTTTACGATTACTAATTTTTCTATTCCTTCGGAACTAATTTTAGCCATTATGCTTCCTCCACATTGGTTGTTTTTTTAGTTCTTGTTCTTTTTGGTGTATCAGATATTTCATCCCAAGTATTTGTGGATTCCACTATACCAGCAATTGCTTCAAATTCATCTTTAACTGATTGAAATATATTCAACCTGTTATATGAACCATCTACATTCTTTGGTAATTTACCCTTTGGAACGAAAACTGTCTTATCCAATTTATCGAACATTGAATCTAAAGCATTTTTTATAATTTGAATTTGTTCCAAACCATCTTTACTTATCTTTGACATCTGTCTCCTCCTGTAATAAAGTTTTTATTGTTTCTGTACTTTCTTCGACATCATCTTTTGAATGTTTACGAAGAAATTCTTCTATATCTACATTTATTCTATTCAACTCATTCCAAGCTAAATCTTTTACAAATTGTTCTTGTTCTTTATCAAGAACCGTTGTCATAAGTCTTTGAACATATGCACCGAATTTATCTGCCATCATTTTCTCCTATGTTAAAGTTTTTCTCTAAAAATATAATAGTTTGGTGGATTGCCCAAGATTTTGATTGACTATCAAACTGATTGTGTGATTTTAGTATTCTACACGCCTCGGATACAACCTCTTTAACTAATTTGGAATGAGTATCATTACCTGTGTAATTTAGTTCAATTCCATCTTTATTTTTATATTTACTCATTATCTTCTAAAATTATCAAAATTTCATCCCATATAAATGTATCCACATAACCAACTATCTGTAAAGTATCACCAATCATAGTTTGGTCTATATAAAACATTTGTTGTCCTTCACCTAAATTGTTTGCATATGTTGAAAAATTTATTATCGGTGTTGTAAATATTTCACCCATCCATTCAACATCAAAATCATTTACACTACCCCAAAAAACTCTTTCGTGTGGCGATGTTTGATAAAATACTTTATCGTAACTCAAACCATCATATTCTAAATGATAATAACCATTTTCATCTAAATTACCTTCTGAATACACATCCAAAAAACTTACCTCAAAATCAGGTGTTAATGGATTATTACCATCACTACACCCACATAATAACATATATATAAATAGTAAAAATAAATGTTTTATTCTATTTAAATTGTTTCTCATATTTATCTCTCCTTTTTTTCTTTAAATTGGATTTTCGCATCTTTTTCTTTTTTCTTCTTTTATCTTTTCTTCTTTCTTCACGATAATCAGATTCATCCCAATTTGTGTAATTGACTTTACTCATTATACTATACCTCCAATATAAGGCTTTTTACACATATAAGTCAACGCCTTTTTTAAAAAATTATTATTCATCTGTCACTGCCCTTCCTTTTAATTCTTTCCAATCTTCTTCTGGTCGAACTTTTAAATTAGTTTCCCAAACACCAGATATAGTTTCCGCTGGTATATCATATTTTTTACATATATCAATTATTGCATTTAAATCTTTTGGAAAACAACTACCACCAAAACCTAATTTCCCATCAGGACCTGGTACTGCCCAATGTGATTTACCTAATCTTTCATCGTATGTGGAATACTCTACAACTTTATCATAATCAATATTTAATTTATCACATAACATTTTCATCTCATTTGCAAATGATACTTTTGTAGCCAAGAATGTATTTGTAAAATATTTAACCATCTCTGCTGTGATAGAACCTGTCTTAACTATTTTTGCATTAGGAAACGCCAGAGAATACACTTGTCTTAACTTTGTTGTTGATGGTCTTTCACCACCAATTATGATTCTATTCTGATTCTTGAAATCATCTATGAAATTAGCTTCTGTTAAAAACTCTGGATTAAATATTACTGAAATGTTATGACATTCTTTATTTAATCTATTTGTTGTACCAGGTGGTATTGTGGATTTAATCGCAACTATTCTATCTGATACATTCCTACTTACAACCATATCGTTTATGTCTTTTACCACAGCCTCAACTATACTCGTATCACAACTACCATCTTTTTTCATTGGTGTTGGAACACAAACAAATATGATATTTGTCAATTCAACTAAATCTTCCAAATAATCAACACTACACTTATCTTTATCTAAATCATATGTTTCCACATTATAGTGTTTATTGAATACTTCTTTAACTGCAGTTCCTACATAACCTTGTCCTATTATTCCTATTTGCATAATCTCTCCTCTAACCATTCATCCACATTAATCTTTGGCTTCCATTTAAGTTTTTTTCTCGCAAGTTCTGATTTACATAAAGTGTGTCTTGCCTCACCTGGAATTGGTTCTATATAAGTTACACCAGGTATCGCATCACAACGATAAAATACATCAGCAATTTCATTTATGGAATAATTATCACCTCTACCTAATTCATAGATACTACCCCATTTATTTAACTGAACCACTTTTATCATTGCATCAACTATATCATCCACATGCGTAAAATCTCTTCTTTGTTCTCCATCACCTGTAATTGTTAATGGGTGTCCTTTATCACATTGTTCCAAAAATATAGGTAAAACAGTTCTATATTCTCCACTCATTGCCATATGGTCACCATACACATTATAAAATCTACATATTGTCACATTTAATCCATATATTTTTTCATACATTTTACATAGTTCCTCACCCTGCCATTTACTAAATGCATATGGATTTTTATAAACACCTGCCCAAAATGAACTTGAACCAGCATAAACGACAGGTATTTCATTTCTTCGAGCATATTCAAGTACATTTGCTGTACCCTTTACATTAACATCAATAGATTCTGGTGGATTTTTGAATGATGGACCTATTCTTGGTAATGCTGCTAAATGAAATATCACATCAACTTTTTCAACCCAATTAGAAAAAGATTCTGTAATATCTACATCACCATAACATGCACCGTTTATATGATTATCTCTACAACCTGTAGAATAGTTATCAAAAGAAATAACAAAGTGGTCATCCTCAATCAATCTTTTAATTAAATTTGTTCCTATAAAACCTGCTCCACCTGTAACTAATACTCTCATTTTATTAAATCCTCTTCATATGTTTTTATTTTATTTATTGTTATTTCAAATATATCTAATTCAAAACTACCTTTTCCAAGTTCTTCATCATTTGCAAGAATTTCTGGTAATTGTTGAAGTATTCCAAAGTTTACATCATTTAATTTACTACCGTCAAATCTAACCTCTATATCATTCTGCACATCAACATCGATAGAGAAGATTCTATCATTCAAATCATACAAAGTATTCGGTTGTTCTTTATCAATATAATCTTGAGCGTGTGTATCAACATATATTTTAGAACAAAATGGTTCTAAATATTGTAATATATTTTCATTACAATTTTTAACCACGAATCCAAAATCATATTTAGGGATAACAATTGGTTTCATAAGAGCATCGTGTCTAACCACAGTTCCCCACTTACGAATAAAGTTTCTCATATTTTTTGTTGTTGTATGTAACCACTCTGGTGAATCCTTACCTGGTGCTCCACCTGAATGTGGATTAAACCTTGAACCTCTACTTGTCATATGATATACAAATCCATCCCAAGTTTGAATGAATTTAAAACCACATAAATGAAATCTATTGAATATATCTGAATCTTCTTTTGATTGTGGAGCAAACAACTCATCGTGTCCTCCAACTTTCCAATAATCATCTTTATATATAGCCCAAGGTGCGAATATACCCTCTGTCGTAGTGTCTTTTTTAAATGATTCATAATCCCTTAACAAATCGTGTTCTTTAAATTCCTCAGGTTCAATTCCGTAATCTGCTAATATCTTTTCTGGTCCATCTGGATGTAGTGGTGGTTCTATTCTTGTTGCAGTAACTACCACACCTGGTTTTATATGTTTATTTATTTCTTCATCAAGACCTGGTAATACATACATATCTGCGTGAAGAAACATAACAATATCATTTGATGCTTGTTCACATAAATAATCATACCAATAAACAATACCTTTTCTTTCAGGTCCTTCGTTTCTAAATATTTTTACATTATTATCTGTTTTTTGTATTTCTTGTAACCATTCCCAAGTTCCATCACTTGAGAAATCATCTGCTAAAAGTATTTCGTGATAATAACCTAAATTCTTTCTGATAGAATTATAACTCCATTTTAAATATGTTAAGTTATTTCTACTTGGTGATATAAAACTAATTGTTTTCATTTATAACTCCTCGTTCATTTTTTTCAAAATCAAGTAAATTTTCCATTCTGTATTCTGATTGATTTATTGCATCAAAATTCTTTGACAATACAAATAAATTAAAACATTTATTATCAATACGAACTTTCAATACTTTGATTGGTTGTATAGAACCCCCCTCTTGTGTTATTTTGACCATTTCATTGATGGTCGAAGTTGATAATACAAACAATAAAGATAAATCATGCATTATGTTTTCAATTTTACCTAATAGTTTAGAATCAATAAGTGTTTTTGTATCTATATATAAAATATCTAATTCACTTGGTAATGAATCAAGTGATAGGTCACTATGATACACATCCACAGATTTTTCTAATTGTGTAAAAAGATTAGGTACATTTTTCACTATATTTGGATTTAATGCGTTTTCAAATAACTCTAATTGTTTTTCATCTTTTTCACCAATTTCACAATAGTTTTTAAGTGGTAATTTATATAAATCAGAACAAACTAATCCAAGAAACCACTTTCTGTATTCTTCTTTATTCACTCCACTCTCCTATAAATTTATCTATATTTGAAAAAAAGTTTTCTTTCCAATTATTAAAAGCATTTTCACTTGAATGTTGATAAAAGTTAATTTTTGCCTTTTCTGAACATTCTTTATAAAAATCTTTATCATTTACTAATTTGTTTGCAAGTAATCTTGCTCTCTGTAAATCATCTTGGTCTATTGATAAATCTGGAAATATATTTCTTTGTGTATCGGTATGATTGTAGCCAATACAAGGTATTCCAAGATAACCACAATTCATCATAAAAGAACCTGCTGCATAAGTTTGCATTAAATGAATACCATATTTAAATTCAGCTAATTTAAACATCCAATCTTTCCAAGGCATAAATGGTAAATGAGTTAAATCAGGTATTTGTTCTTCACCGTCAACTTTTCTGCCCATCGTTGGAACATATAATGGAACTCCAAACTCTTGAGCAATGATATAAGAATCAAACCCACCATACCATCTACAAAAGTTTCCACCTATAATTGCCTTATCTTGTTTTTCAACATTTTCGATTCCAATCAAAGTATCATCAACAATTAAATCAGGTAAGTTAATTACTGGTTTGCCTGGAACAAATCCTTTATAGTATGGAATATCCGTTGTATTTTCACAGAATATCAAATCCACATCAACCAATGTATTGTAATGCCAGAATTGTTGTTCTAATGGCATATCTTGATATACCCAAACAGGCCCTTCTTGGAAGAATAATATCTTCTTGGCTATTCTTCTTGCTTGTTTAACAATATCTTTTTCAAACAATGCAGTTCTAACTTGTGGTGTTTTTGGAACTTGTAATATCAAGTAATCATAGCCATCAGTTGGTGCGTGTTCAAAGTTTAATATTGGATAGTGGTCTACTTCTAAATTAGACATCCATGCCCATAACACACCTGCATTTGCAGTTTGTTCTCTTGGAACTTTACCTGTATATCCACCCTCACTTAACCATGCTAATTTTAATTCCATTTTAAAGATTTTCTCCAATTTATATACTTTTCTAAACCTTCTTCTAAATCAACTTTAGGCTCCCAACCAAATGATTTCATTTTATCTGAATTTGATATGAATCTTTTCACCTCACCAGGTCTTGCATTACCATATATTATTTCACCTTGTTCAAATTTCTTATCTCTATCTTCATTAGGATAAGAGAAATCGTGATTTTTTGGTTCTATCCAAGGTCCTTGAATTTTTTTAACCATTTGTCCTGCTAACTCATTGACCTTAACATCTACACCAGTACCTATGTTTATAACCTCTCCTGCTAACTCTTTGCCTGATAACATTTTATCTATCAGTATTCTATATGCAGATACCAAATCATCGATGTAAATAAATTCTCGTGATTGAGTTCCCTTACCATATATCATAATGTCTTTTCCTTCAAGAAGATTTGTTGTCCAAATCGGTATAACAGCACCACACTTACCATCTTTTTGTCCAGGCCCAAATACATTAAATGGTCTAACAATACAAATATTCATATCATAAGTTGTATAGTATGAATATGCCATTCTATCTGCACCTGCTTTAGATGCGGCATAAGGTGACCTTGGCATTAGTGGTGATGTTTCTAATAAATCTTCATCTTGAAATCCATACACCTCACAAGTAGAGACATGTATAACAGGTACATCAAATCTTCTTGCAGCTTCTAAAACATTATTTGTTCCCATAACATTTGTTTCAAAATAATCTGTTGGATTTTCTATGGAATCATCGACATGAATTTTTGCAGCTGTATGAACAACTAAATCAACACCTGCCATTGCATCTTTGATAGTTCTCATATCATTTATTGAACCCCATATTTTATATGCATTTTGTAGTTCAAATCTTTTTATATTTGTTTCATTTTTTTCTGAATGTAGGTTTAATATAACTACCTCGTGACCATCTTTCAGTAAACTTTTTGATAAATTAGAACCTTGAAAACCAGTTCCACCTGTAATTAATATTTTCATTTATTTCTTTCTCCAATTAAACTTATATCGTTATTAACCATTTTTTCAACCAATTCTCTAAATGATGTTTTTGGTTTCCAACCTAATTCAGTTTGTGCTTTTGTTGAATCACCACGAAGTACATCAACTTCTGCAGGTCTCATAAATCTTGGGTCTTGCCCGATATGTTTATCCCAATTAAGAACACCTATTTCTTGAAATGCCACATCTATAAAATCTCTAATTGAATGTGTTTCACCAGTAGCGATAACATAATCATCTGGTTTATCTTGTTGTAACATTAACCACATTGCTTCACAATAATCAGGTGCATATCCCCAATCACGATATGAATCTAAATTACCTAACATTATTTTATCTTGTAATCCTAAATGTATTCTTGCAACACCATCAGAAATCTTACGAGTTACAAACTCAATACCTCTTCGTTCTGATTCGTGATTAAACAATATACCACTACAAGCAAACATATCATAAGATTCTCTGTAGTTTTTTGTAATCCAATGTCCATATAATTTTGCAACTCCATATGGTGAACGAGGATAAAATGGTGTATTTTCAGTAGCTGGATTCTCTACCATTCTACCAAACATTTCAGATGTTGATGCCTGGTAAAACTTAACTTCTTTTCCATACTCTCTTATTGCTTCTAACATTCTTAACACACCTAAACCATTTACATCACCTGTTTGTTCTGGTGTGTTCCAACTCTCACCAACAAATGACATTGCTCCTAAATTATAAACCTCATTTGGATTTGATTCTTTTAAACATCTCACCAAAGAATTTTGGTCTGTTAAATCACCATTCACAAATGTTATCTTACCCTCAAGATGTGAAGTATTAGTTCTATTCGGTGATGAGGTTCTTCGTTCCATTCCATAAACCTCATACCCTTTTTCTAATAATAAATCGGCTAAATGACTCCCATCCATCCCATTTATACCTGTTATTAATGCTCTCATTTTATCTCCCATTCTTCAAAATCAGTATATTCATAAAACTTGTTAGTTCCATTTATTAAACTTTGTATATTTTCTTTTGATAATTGTAAATACTTTTTAAAATTATCATTTTTTTGATTTGCAAATGCATTTGGATTATCCTCATCTAACACATACAATCTTTTTCTTGAATGTCTTCTTGCATGTACTTTCAATAAATTCTTACAAATAAATTGTAGATAGTTTTGCCCTAATAATTTTTGTGACATTATTGATAAACCTTCATCATCGTTATACACCATGCAAGACGGTATATTTACTCCATACTTAATTAAATCTGAAGATATAACTAAACACGAACCATCTAATTTCGGATAGTTTATATGTCTGAAATCAAATTGTTCTATTTTTGAATTTATTGCATTCATTTTTGAAATTGACATCATTGATTTTGCATAGTTTGGATTCAAAATATCATCATTATCAAAAGGTAAATTCTCATAATCGATATGTACAGTTGCATCCCAACTTGCATCCCACATTTTTCTATCTGCAAAACACATTATATATCTATGTATGTTTTGTTCATCTGTATATTTAGATAATGTTTCAAGTGCTTCAAATGCTTCTTTTGGAAAGAAACTATCTGTTTCACCCCACATCACATAATCAACTCTTTTACAGTAATTGTAATTCAAATCTCTTCTATAATCTGTATGATAATAAAAACCATCATCTGTTTTGTGTACTCTTGGAACAACTTTGAATCCCATTTTTTGTATTCTTTTAACACCAACTTTAAATTTATTTTCTATTTGTTTTTCATCTATTTGACTCTTATCTATTTTTTCTAAATGTTCAGATAAGTTTAAACATAAATCAATTGTTACATTTTCTTTATTATCTACAGTTTCTAATAGATTAACCATTCCATCAATGAAATCTTTATACATTTCAATTTCAAACCACATCACATGCGTTCCAATTACATATTTCTTATTTAATTTAATCATTTATAACTAACTCCTTTCCTAACTGATAATCTTTATCATTTGGAAGTTTTCTTGTGTTTAAAGTTTCTTTAATATATTTTATAAATTTTTCTGCACCCTCAAATCCTTCCTCTGGTGGATATATATTATCTTCATTCTCCATAAAGAATACACACATTTTAGCCACATCTTTAAACTCAACTGGATTACCATAATAAAGTAATAGGTTATCTTTAGGATGTTTTCTACCTTTAACTGCTTTAAATTTTTTCATTTATATATACTCCAATAATTCTTCTGCTGCATTTACACAAGTTCCTATTTTACCAGAAAATAAATTAAAAATATTATCTGTAGGTTTTTCAACTAAAGTAGGTCTTGCATCATCTTTATCTCTGTTTGGTAATACAGTTCTAAATGTAAACATTGAACCGATGTGTTCTATCTCATCCATATCCTTAAAAAACTTTCTAGCAGTATCAAGAAACTTATCTATGTTAGTTATTGATGGATTTTTAACAATACCGTTATTTAACAAATCATCAAACTTTTCATCATATTGAGGAAACTTACCAACATTGGTAGAATGAATAGCATGAACCACATTTCCCATCACATGCAAACCTGTATCACCCAATGGGTCTATACACATAAACGGCCCATCCATTATAACAACACTTTTATTTTTATATTGTTCTGGTAATTGAACAACTGGTTTTTCACACAACTCAAATTGATAATCCTTTTGTTTATCTTCGGGTAACAATCGATTTAAATTTGCATAAGTAGAATTAACCACATAATCATAATCATCAGAATTTAAAAATTCTTTATTAGTTACCACATCCACATTGTTATCGTATAATTTATCCCAACAAATATCTTTTAATTTATTTGGGTCAAATAAAAACTCTTTAACTTGTACTACTAAATCTACGACATTTTCTTTTATAAAGTCAACCTTTTTTTCTTCATAGTGTAAATTCATATCATCTAAAAACTCTTTGTATTGTTCTGCAGTAACTAAACTACCAAATGATGCAATACAATAATAATGTTCAACATCTCCATTTACAACTGCATCACTATATTCTTTCAGAAAACTTGTTTCACCCCATTGAGATTGGATTGCTGTTTCTTTACTTCTTGGATAATGATAACCTCTATGTAATCTGTATTGATTGATATTAGATGCTTGAGTAAATATATCGTTGTTTTTTTCATATAAAGTTACATCGTAACCTTCTTTTGCAAGTTTCCATGCAGTAGTACAACCAAATATACCACCACCAACCACTGCAACTTTTTTAAATAATTCTTTATTTAAAATATCTATAAATCCATTTGTAAATAAAGTTATCTCTTTGTTATATTCAAAATCCACATCCCCACCAGTCAATACTTCTTTTAACATATCTTGTAGTGGGTCACCATCATTTTTTCTTCTACCCATCAAACTTACACCATTTATGTGATGCATTCTTTCATATTCATAATTTGTATCATACCCAAATTCTATACTGATGTCATTAAACTTAACTTTAAATTGTAACTTGTTATCTACATCGATAGGTATCACATCCTCAATCTCTGAATTTTTAATATGTGGATATAAATAATATATATCGTGATATGCTAATCTATAAAGTAAATCTTTTGTTTTATAGTATGAATGATTGAAATTATCTTTCTTTTTTCTCTCTATAAGATTCTCTTCCATCAAATCCCAATGAACTTTTCTCCAATTCTGAACATCATCTACATATAATTTAAGGTTTTTACTTTCAGCAATTTCAAAAAGTGTTTCAGATTCTTCATAAGTAGGAGTTAGTGGTTTTTCACAAAATACATTCTTACCATTTTTTAGACAATTACTGACTATCTCATAATGAGTATCATTTGGTGTGGATACAACAACCCAATCAACATCATCCAATTTATCAAGATATGTATCTTTGCTTCTACAAGTAAATTTTATATCACAAAACCCTTCAAGTTTTTTGTGAAGTATTTTACCCCAATTTCCATAACCAATTAATCCTACTTTAACCATATAGTTCCTTATAAGTTCGTTCCATCCAATATTCGACATGTCTTGGTTGTTGACCTTTTCCAGGTATCGCACTGAAATGATAAATCCAAGCAGCATCTAAAAATGTTAATTCATCAGGCCACCAACTTTGACCAGGTAAGTGTAATAAATTTTTTCTGTATAAATCTGTCATATTGTATCTCTCTGGTAAAAAGGTTCTTTCTACTTTATGTTTTACCAATAAAAAATTAATAATGGTTTGACCTGTACTTGGTAATGCCAAATTCTGATATGTTTGGTTTGTTCTAATATCATTAATTTTATCAATATTTTTTAAATAAAAATCTTTAACAATATCAAAAAACCATTTGTGTTCTTTATTTACAACAACAAATCCTGCATTATGATATTCCCATACTTTTGGTTTTGTTTCTTTTGGAAATAAGTGTTCACCCCAACCATTGATACTTCTCAAAACCCATTCAAAACATCCATTATTTACAACTACTGTATATTTGTTATCTGTTTTTTCAAAAAAGTTTGGTGTGTTTGGATTTATTATTGTATCTGAATCTACTATTGCCACTTGATTATAATCAACTCCATTATGGTCTAAAATATCAAATACCCATTCTCTTTGATAAATTATAGGAAATTCTTTTACATCCATTATTGGTTCTGTCCATTCAATAACTTCAACATCATCAAATTGTTCAGCCCACTTTTGATAACTTTTTACCGAATAATGATATGGTGTGCTTCTACCATCACCACAATCTATGTTAGGGATAAATACTATATTCTTCATTTGTTAATCCTTATACCAATTATTACTGATTTGTCCTTCTTGTTTATCTTTTCTAATATTCACAGGTGATTTTATACCAAACTTCATATCACTTTCTGTTTGATTAACTAAAAGTGTCATCAAATGGTCATATGAATCCATAAATCTACAATCAGTTTCTTTTCTATCAACTTGTACTTTACTCTCTATAAATTCACGAAGAGTATCTTGTATTGATTTACCACTCTCTATCCTACCTGCTTTAAATTTATCATTTCCTGGTCTATCCAAGAACCCTGCCTCTCTATACAAAAAAACATCACCCAAACTATCTACTGCCACAGACATTTGAGGATAACCTGATTTTCTCATTTGTTTTCCTGTAACTCTTGCCAATGGTTTTCCAAGAACTCCATCTCCAAGTGCAACCATTGCGTATCCAAAATCAACATGCATATCAGGACATTCTTTTTCTCTTCTTGTATTAAATTTTTTAAATATATTTATCAGATTTTCTCGTTGTTCATCTGTCATCAATCCATCCAAATGATATTTTCTACCCTCTACTGATTTATCTACATCATCATTAATTTCTGTAACACTTCCAAAATCCTCACGCAATGTTAAAAAATCTATACCTTTACCATTATCAACCTGTGAATTAATCTCTACAATATAATCAAGTAGTGGTATTATAGTATCTATATTTTCAGGAATAATGATATAGTTTAATCCAAGTTTTAATTTTGGATTAATTTCATTTCTCTTTTTTAGAAACTCTATTATATTATTTTTTACTAAAGTATATGCTTTTCTATGCCTTGTAATAAAAAATGTTGATTCATCATCTGTTCCATATAACGAAACACGCAGTGAATCTAAATCCCACAGACCAGGATGCATGTTTACATATTTTGGTGTAAGCATATGTGCGTTTGTTATAAGTGGTACTCTAACTCCTCTTGATTTAGCATGTGATATAATCTCATCTAAACCTGGATTTGTCAATGGTTCTAATCCGCCTGAAATAGATAATGTTGAATACTTTGGCATACTTGAAATTATATCTTTAAATCTTTGGTTACCCTCTTTTGTTACATTACCTTTATATCTTGCCTTTTGATTTCTACCACAGAATCCACAAAAATACATACAAGATAAACCAGGAAATAAAGCTAATCTTAATGGAAACTGATACTCGTGATTTACTACTTTTTCATTAACTCTATTTTTTATGTAAGGAATCATCGTATTCCAATACTTTCTACCCAATCCTTCTTTGATTATCAATTGTTGAAAAAACTTACTATTACGAATCGTTTCATTTAAATGACTTAACCACCCTTGACTAATATCAAGTTCTTTCCATATTTGTTCTTGTGTTGTCCAAGGCATCTCTGATAATCTATGTATGATTAATGCAACTCTTTTAGAATCAATATCATTAAGAACTATATCAGCTTCAGATTTTATAATCGAAATTACATCTTTAGGCACATCCGTTTTAAATTCACTCTGTAACCAATCCTTCATTATTTTAACATCTGTCATTTTTAAATATCCTTTATATCATCCAATCTTGTAAACCTTTTATCTAAACCATTAAGATGTGAAAATATTTTAATTTTAATATCATTATCTACACACCAATCATAAAAATGTGGTGAAGCATTAACTATTTGTTCCATTTCATTATCTTGTGGGAAACAATTTGCCTCTTCTTTTTCACCATAAAAATGTTCATATTTACCTACATTCACATCAAACCCAAATGTAACTATATCTTTTACTCCCATATGATATAAAAAAGGAATCACCAATTCATAAAATAAACCTTTACCCCAAGTTACTTCACATCTACTACCAAGTAGTTTCATATCATCAAAATTTAATGAGCCATTTATTGTTTGATTATCATTTATATATGGTGGATTAATAACTGGTATATAAAAATGAAGAGGTCTACCATCATCAATAACTCTATCTAATTGTCTATCTTGATAAGATTTGGCCAAACCCCATATAACAATATTTTTAATTTCATCACCATAATCATATTGAGATTTTTTTAAATTGTATGTGTTAAGTATATGAAAATCAACCACATCAGAACCTAAAATATCAAATGATTGTTTCATTGACATAACAAGTTTATTTTTTAATTTTGATTTTAATTCATCACTATCTAACTCTTTTAAAGATGGTCCACACGCAGTAACATATGCAGTTTCACCTTTATATTTATCTTTTAAAACTTCTAATCTTTCTTCAATTGAATCACACTCTTCAATCTTCTGTTTTAACTTATAAGTTATATCTAACATTATCTCTCCAATTGTTTTAGGGTGTCATCCCAATTTTCAAATCTTATACCTTTATCATCTACATAGGCAACTGCGTTTGGTTTTGTATAAACAATATCCTTTATGTATTTATCTATATCATATTTTTTCAACCAATCCCAAATTAATTCTACACCAGTTTTACCATTTATTAATGGTCTTTCTGGATTAGCCTTACAAGTGAATATTGTTAAATCATATTTTAGTGTTTCACTTAAATATTTTACTGCATCTAATGCACCTGGAAGAGGGTCTCCATATATTGTTCCATCGTGAAATCCTTGATAACTATCGTGAATCACCCCATCAAAATCTAAACACAATTGATTAGATTCTGTATCTTTTATCATATCCAAGAAACTATTTAATTTCATACTCTATCCTTTTCTTTGCCTCCTCTGGTAAAGAGATTAATTTATTATACACCACCTCTAAATCATCATCTGTTATTGCTTTCAATCTATATGGATGAATATTAAATACACCACAAATAGATTGTTTCAATTCTTCAAATTCCCTCTTGTCTATATTTTTGTTTAGATATTGTAGTAGTGCATTAAGATTGAAATTAGATTTTCCGTGTAAATTCAAATACATAGTTATCAATTCAATTTTAAGATTTCCACCACCTCTACCCATTCCTTTGTAAGAACCATCAACTATATCTGCACCTGCCTCTATTGCACTGATTGTTGTTGCCATTGCCAAAGATATATTATCGTGACAATGAAATCCTAATTTTATAGTTGGACTGATATTTCTAAAAAGAGTAATTATTTTCTTTACTAAATCAGAAGTTGCAGCACCATAACTATCTGCAAAACATAAATAATCTAAATAATCATTGTTCAAAAGTTTATGTCTTAACTCATAAAAATAATCCATTTCAATATGAGAGATACAAATAACATTCAATGATACATCGTATCCTTTTTCTTTTATGATTTTACATTGTTCTAATGCTTGGTCTATCTGTTCTTGGTAAGCACACACTCTAATTAAGTCAACTTTGTTATCACCTTTTTCTGGTAGATTATTTATATCATATCTCCAAGAATCCATCATAACTGATATTTTACATTTTGGTTTTATTTCGTCAACCAATTCATTAATTAAATCAAATGATATGTTTTTCCATATACCATCAGTTTCTTTTATAAATTTTTCATCTGTAATATATCCAATCTCAAAAAAAGAGTAACCAATATCACTACTTGCCTTTAGAGATTCTTTAACTTCTTCCAATTTAAATTGATGATTATTTACAAACCCACCATCTCTAACTGTACAATCTAAAACCATCACATCATTGTTTTTAAACTTTTCAAGTTTTTCATTTTCATAAATCATTTCTGCAACATTGAAATCAAAAGGCATATCAATATCAATAGATTCTTGTTCATCAAGTTCATACCATATAGGTTTATCCCCAACCACATATCTCTTTTCTATCATCTTATCTCTTGATAACAAACAAGCACCAAAGGTTAAACCAAACACCGAATCTAAATCTTGACTCTTTGGACAATCATAAGGGTCATAGTTTAGAGGTTTATTGTTTTCCCACAAAAATTGTTTTACATAATTTACACTAACCACACTGTCATAATCTGATTTATTAATATTGTGTTTAAATAGTGCAATTATGTTTTCATAAGTTTCTGTTTTAACAAATGGTGATGTAACTGGTGTATATAAAATATATTCAGTATCAGTTTGTGATGCAATATACTTTAAGTTCTCACTACCTGGGCAATCATCACTTGCATAGTATTCTTCTCTTTCAACAAATGATACACCCATTTTCTTTGCAATACTTAATGCGGTTGGACAATCAGATGTAACTAAAATTTCATCAATACCATTTACCTCTTTCAATACTCTAATTTTGTTTTCTAATAAATTAGTATCACTAAATGGTTTAATATTTTTATCTTTAACTCTCTTACTACCTTTTCTGATAGGTATCAGTGCTGTAACTTTATTATCTTTAATCATTTTATAACCTTTTATAATTTATATTTGTGAGTAAAACTCATTCTGTTTTTCTTGTCTGTCTATATCTTTTGGATGATAAAAACAAAACTCCTCTTCTGCTGGAAGCATTGTATGTTCATTATAACCTGTTAGTACTTCGTGTACTTTGTTTTTCCACATAATATTTGGTCTGTTTCTCCAAATCCTACCTTGATAATCAGGAAAGTTTACCCAACCTTTTTCATTCACATTCCAACCCCATTTATTAATATGTTCTTGTGTCAACCCATCTACCGTATTTACTCTTGGCACCCAATACAAATCTATTGTTGGATTTGATTCTAATATTGGTTTGATGTTTTTCATTAATTGTTTATGTGGCATTTCATCTGCATCTATATTAACAATATAATCATTTTTGCACATACGAGTCAAGTAATTTTTTTGTCCAGCATAATCTTTTAATAAACGTCTTTGTTCAAACTTAATACCATGCATATCTACAAAAACATCTAATATCTCTTTTGTTTTTGGATTATCTGAATAATCATCAAGAATTACTATCTCATCTTCATCATCTTTATGTTTGACTAAAAACTCAAGTAATTTTAATAATGTTTCATCTTCATTATGTGTTAATATACTATAACTTATATTCATTATTTTAACATCCCCTCTATATCATATGTAACTACTCTCGTGTTCATTATATATTCATAAGAATAACTTCTATAAACATATAATCTTTCCACATATTTTTTTATAACACCCTCATATAACATTTTCATTTGTGTTTGTGCAACTGATTTTGATATTTTTTTACCATCTTGACTTTCTTTATAAGTTGGAAGTTTCAATCGTGTAAATTCCTTTTTAAGAAGATTTCTATTTGGTAATTCATCATCATAAGATGATTCCTCTTGGTCTTCTACTGCAATTGGTAAATCATCTTCTGCAGTGGCAGAACCTTTATCTTGTAATTCAGAAAATATTTTTCTAACTTGAAAATCAGTTAAATAATTTAAATTAACACCGTGAATTTTATAACCTTGATAATCATTCCAAATCACTAAAACTAATGGATGTGGGTCTTGTACATTATCTTTCTTATATCTAAATGAACAAATCATACCAGGATATAATGAAATTTCTGTAGAAGGTTGTAATCCTAAAATTCTTCGTTTATGATTGTGTAATCTTAAAACTGGTCTTGGCATTAATCAGAACTCTCATTTGTATCTTGTTCTTTTCTGGCTTTAACAATGTTATTAACAAACACCATTGCTTCTAAAAATGTTGAAAAATCTCTTTTATCCGCAACATCTATTTTCTGTTTGTAAAATCCACCTTGTTGATTTGGAAAGTTTTTTCGTTCTTCTTCAGGTATATCAACCATTGGTGCAAAAGACCATTGTAATTCAAATTCTTCAGATTCTTTACCTTTTACTACCTCTTCTGGTAATTCATCTAATGGTTTATTATCTGGATATATCATTCCAATTGGTAAAGTAACAATTGAAGGTATCCAAATTCTATCGTTCTTTTCAACTGCCCATTGTTGCATATCAGGTGTTAAACTTTTGAATTTTTCGTTCTCGTGTTTTTTACCAATATATTCATCAGAAGTAACATAACCACAATTGATACATTGTTGTAATTCTGAACCATTCCTTGTATTACAATGTAAAGAATGTTCGCCACATAAAGGACAATTACTTATTAAACTTTGTTCTTCTTTCATACTTGTGCCTCCTCTGTATTTACCTTTTTAAGTTTTGGTAATTTAATCGTTGGTGGTGTAGATGGTTTAGAATTACTTGGTGGGTCACTAACCTTTTTAAGTTTTGGTAATTGTAACCCAACTTGTTGTGGAAGACCTTTTAAATGTTTTTCCATAATCTCATCAAACTTTTTTGTCATCGCATTTAAAGTAAAATCTTTTCTATTTCTTTCCATCAATATTTTACCATGTCTTTTAATTTCTTCTCTATTTTCAAAAGAATGATTATATGCTTTATATCCTGCATCTTCATCTACATAAAACCAAGCAGATTCTGGTATGATTATATCTTTCCAATGTTGTGATTTTGGAACTTTATCAATCTTTCCAGGTAACATCATTGCATGTTCTGGAGTAAGAAAATCTACTTGACCACTCCAACCTGTTGCAATTACATGCAATCCTGTCATAGTTGCTTCAAGTAAAGGTCTACCAAATCCCTCTCCGTGAGTGAATGAAACAAGTGATTTTATTTTCGGATGGTTATACAAATAATTCATATCCTCAAGTGATAAATCACCGTGTAATAAATATACATTAGGTAATTTCCAATCCTTTGGAAACATTCTTTTAACTTGTTTTATTTTATCTAAACATTCTTCTCTATCTATAATGGAATATGTTGCACCATTAGTTTTTAATATTAACGCAGGTTGTTTTTTCTTATTTGCAAATGATTCACAAAACACTTTAACCATTTTACCCAAATCTTTTCTATCTTCACCATATCCACCTTTACCCCATTGTCCAACAGATAGAAATGCAAACTTTTCAGGTACTTCGTCATTCAACCAATTAAAAAAATCTGAATTTATTTCATCAGAGTTTAATGGTTTATAAATATCTTCATCAACACCCTCGAACAGAACTTCTATCGGTTTTTCAAGTTTACACTGTCCTACAACTTCTTGTTTCCCATCAGGTCCTGGTTGTACTTTATCAAATACTGTACTTACAAATCCAGCCTTTGAATGTTCTGATGGTACTATGATTAAATCCATTTTGTTACAAGATTCTAACCAATTTTGTGATACTGCATTTGTTTCTATACCTGCAGTTATACCAATATTAAATTTACCAACTTGTTGAAACTCATTAGGTATTCTAATATCAATGTACACATCTGGTTGTCTTGGGACACTTGGTTCTTTTAATATTAAATCTAATATAATTTTATCTCGTTGAACATTTTTATCAAGAGCATTTCTTGGACAGGCACCCCAAGGCACATCCATAATTTTTAAATCATACTTATCGTGTGCAATTAAGGAACGAACTAAATCTCTTGCATGGTCACCATAACCACTTCTTGATGTTACAGGTGCCGTTATCAATACTAATCTTTTCATTAAACTACCTCCATTGTATATTTTGCTCTTGGTTTCCAATTTTTAAATGTAGCTTCAATGTTTTTAATAAATGATTCTGCCATATGTTTATCTGTCATTCTTGCATCATCAGAATACGCCCATTGTCTTCCAACTTCACCACATCGTTCTCTCTCTTCAGGTCCTTTATCATACCAGTATTTTAATGCATCTCCAAAATCTTCATAACTTGCTCTATCATCAAAGATATATGGTGTTAGTGGTGAACCTTGACAACTTATATTTGATGGAAATACAGGTTTAACCCATTCACCGTGTTCTTTGTATTTACCTCTGTGATTAGAACCCAACTCCACATAATCATCCGCAGTTAAATACTTACCTTTATCATTTTTAAATCCACATTGGTCTTGCATTCCACCAGTTACATTTAATACCAACACTTTACCTGCATGTAATGCTTCAAGTGACCCCAATCCAAATCCTTCATTGGAAGCCATATTGATATAAACATCACAAGAATTATATAAGAAATTCATTTGTTCATCATTGAAAGAACCACCTTTATCATATGTAAATATCATAGGATAATCTGGTAATAATGCCTGATGAACTGCTTTCATATCAGTTCCGTTTTCATCAGTTGGTGCAGAGTGAAATACAAAACAACAATCTTTTCTTTGTTCTTCAGTAAGTGAATCCATAAAATGTTTATATGCTAATGCACAATCACCTGGATTTTTTCTTCTAATATTTCTGTTAAGATAAAGTATTTTAAATTTGTATTCATCTAAACCAAATTGTTTTTCAAACTCTTTAAATTTTGTATCACCTTTATCTTTAATTTTGTTAATTCTTTTATCTGTAATCGCATGTGGAACATAATCTAATTGCCAATCTTCATAACCATATTTAGAAAGTATTCTTTTATTAATACCATATGTTTGTTTTGATATTGACATTAACATATCTGAACTTCTATAGAAATTGGCATTCCAATTTGGGTCTGGTAAATCATCCCAAATGTTGTAATACATAATAGGAATGTT